AGGAACACCTGGGTCATAATAAGTAGTAAGTGTTGAATCAGTAAATACTCCTACTGCGTCACACCAACTTATTCCATCAAAATATAAATTAACTACTGGCATCTTAACAATTTATTTTATTTATTACTACTCCCCTTTGTGTTCCTGAACCTATTTGTATTACTCTATTACCAGAAATTTTATACCAACCTGGTGGCATTCTTACATTTGATCCTGATGATACTTGACATGGATCACCCACTCTTGGTGTTGTTCCTGATCCTGCTCCTCTATGGGCAAAATCTTGTTTAGTTTGCCCTGAAGGTAAAGCGTTTAAATCTAAAGCACAAGCTTGAAATTGAGATGCCACAGGAGAAGAATTAGCCTCAAATACAGTTTGTGAAACTTGATTTGAATAAGCGGAACAATTAAGAGGAAACCCTACAATTCCTACAAAAGTTTCTGCCTCAGTAAAATCTCTTAAATCTACAACTACTAATAAATTATCATTTGCGTCATAAGAAGTTAAATCAGTTGAGGTTTCAGCTCGGAACGAATTAGTAAGAGGATTAGTAATAGTTAAATCTGTTTTTCCTTGTAATATTTGAACACCTCCTTCAGTAATAAATTCTGATTGATTAGTTACCCCTCCTGGCGTGGTATCTTCAAAAACATAAATTCTATTTTCTAAAATATTAAAATCGTAATCATCACCTTGTATTTTATCTATTGTCACCACACTTCTTGTTCCATCATAAGGTATCGCTGCTGTGGATTGTATTCCTGTTTTAGAGTCTATATAACCTAAGCCTTCACTAACAGATACTGATGAAAGGGTAATAGCTTGTTGATCAACAGGACTGTTAAATGGTGGTGAAGGTGTTAGGTCTCTATATTGATACCCTACGTGTAAAGTTTTGTTAGTATTTAGATTAGTAGACAATACCAATAGTGTTACCTTTGAAACGACTGTTGTTGGACATTTTACTAATAACTCATATGAAGAAGATGTATTAGCCACTATTGTAACTTTTAATAATGTAGGATAGTGTAAAGTTTTATTAAATGTAAAAGGTGTAGATGGAGTAGTAATAATATTTACCGAAGTCGGATCAGTAGTTGCGTCTATTACTGACGTGCCATTCCATTCTGCTGTTAAAGTTACATCACTTGAAGAATTTAATATATCAATTTCAACGTCAACTGTGCTAACCAAAGCACCTAAATCATATGTATAAGTAAATGTTTTAGTAGTATTATTTTTAGAAACCTCTGTTCCACAAGGAATTATTTTTTCTGTTAATGGTAACTCTATAGTGGTGTTAGAAAAAACATACTCTCCCATGTAAGGGTCATATCCACCTAATTTTTGCGTGTTTAAATTGTCTATAAAACTATCTCTAAAATAAGACCTCATACCATACTCAGAAACTACCTCTAAAGAATCACTTTTAAAACTACCGCCTGAAAGTTTTATTATTGCATTTCTTTTAGCATCAGCAAAAAACATATCCTTACCATAAACAGCAAAACTCTCAGGGTTTCTACTTATTCCAAACTCTTCTATTCTTGCTATTTGTGTTCCTAAAACCTCAGGTACTGAAGCTATTGCACCACCCCCTGTAGAATCAGAAATTAAATTTTTAGATGCCAAAACGTATGATATTCTATCTTCTTGTAAAACTAATATATCAGTTTCTCTATCGTGCATTTTCATTATACTTCCAAATGAATTTTCATAATCTCTATAGTTTACTAACCCTAAGTTAAACTCATTTGTATTGTTTAAATTAGTTTGACCTTGATATATTCCACTGTAAGTTATACTTGCAAATCTTTTAGCTCTTTTAATATTTTCATTTGCAACGGCAGTAGTTCGTTCTCCTAAATTAAGAGACACCTCTGCAGGTAAATCTAAAATTTTCATACTTTCTACACCATTACCAAATGTATAACAATTAAAAAAAGGTAAATCTACTATGGCTGGTGATTGAGTTTGCAAGTCTTGATCTTGTACATTTCCTGAATGTACTAAATTATTACTTGCGTCAAGTATAGTGTTATATGACTCAGAAGAATCATAAAATAAATTAGCGTCAGCTAAGCTTGGTTCAGTTTCAAATATTACTAAATCATTTTCTCGGTTTACTTTAACTCTTATCTCACAAGTAGTTGGGCTGGGATCATACCATGGTCCTTGCACTGGACAACCATGTGATAAATAAAGCCAATACAATCCTGAACCAATGCTTACAACTTCTTGAAATCCGATAGTGTAAGTATTACATCCGTAGTAAGGAGCATTAGCCTCAACAGTTTGACCGAATGAAAGAGGTGATGACTCATAATATCCCACAGGTTTTATTAAACCAGTATTAGATGATCCTCCAACTAAATTACCTATATCTTCTCCGTCCCACCAGTCTTTAAATGATGAATATTCTTGAGGTGAAATATATTTTTGATTCCATCTCCAATCAACTGTCTGAACACCTGATGTACGAGCTTTTCTCCTTATTTTCATCTCTATTTTAATCTGTGTACCAGCAGGAATACTATAGTTTTGCCATGTAGAAGTTAGTCCACCATCAATATCAATAGTTGGGAAAGAAACAGTTCTTGCTATTACTTGCGTATCACAATCTTCCGTATCCTCGTCTTTTGCTGATCTTTTATTATACATAAAAGAAGCTGTAGTCCCTATAGAACCTACATCTAAATTTCCTTGAACACTAAAGTATAGGCCAGCTAAAGATGCGGGAGTTGAACCTGCAGGACCTAACTCACCTGCTGCATAAGACTTAACCTCTAAAACCGTTTCCATTAATAAAAAATCTATTGGACCTGAATTATCTGCCTTAACAATTAATTTTGTTCCTTCTGTAACGATATTCTTTTGGTCTCCTTCTAACTTAAACCATATAATATCTGGTTTTACACGATCTTTGTAGTACCTTGTAACATATAAAGTATTATATTCTGTAGCTGAAGGTTTTAATACAAATTTATATTTAGTAGCCCAAGGTGGAGGAGGGTTAGCTATTTGTACGCTTAAAGTGTTTTTTTTATCACTTAAAGATGCAGGTACATGAACCGAGCTGTTAATTGTTGATAAAGCAGGAGTAGCCCTTCCATATTCATCCATATAAACTATAGCCGCATCATAATCTCTATTAGAATGCAAGCTTGATGATGACGTTACAGAACCAAAAGTAAGAGAAGATTGATTAGCAACTAATCTAAAATAACTAAAAACCTGTGTATTACTCAAAGGGTTTAGAACTAAAAACCTTACAGCTGTAGTGTGTAGTAAAAACCCTGTTGGACTTGTTTGTATTGAAAAACCTTGATTAGCAGCTGGATTATTAATTGAAGATCTTTTAAAACTATAGTCCTGATACCCAAGTGCAACTGATGGTTGTGCATTTTGAACAAGTGTATTAAACCTGTCCGTTAGTGTTGAGCCGTTTTGTGATGCACCTGTCGGTTGTACATTAGCATTAGTACCAATAGCATTTTGAAACTCATCACCATTACACATATCTTGTACACTTGCGTAAGTTTGATTAGTAATCCATTGTAAGGGTATTGTAATAACAGCCCCATTAAAAGGTAAATATCCTACAGGAAAATCTGCTGGTAATTGATTAAGTGGATTATCGGGTTCAGAAGTTATAGCTCTTACGGCTACACTCATATTAAAAACTGTATTTGCAGGTATCCCTGTAGCCCATTCAATTGGTAAATTACCTGTTGATGGATCAGTAAAATCAACACTAAATCCTGAACCTGTTGCAGTAAAATTACTTTGTGGATTTAGAGTCCATGTAAATGTTGTTGTATTATTTTCTTGAACAGGTTGGTTTAAGGTGTTAGCCTCTACAATTTTTGAATTTATACTTGGTGTAAATAAAATATCTATAGGTTCACCTGTTGATAATGTAATATCCCTTCCATCTTCGTAATTACCATACATTAATCTATTTCCTTGTATTACTTGTGCTTGTGCAATTAAAGGAACATTATCATACTGCCTTAATAATTCATCAGAACCTAATGTACTATATATTTTACGTGATGATAATGCTTGTGTAAAAAATGTATCGTTTCCAATTCCTTGTGCTTCTTTATTTATTTTTTCAAGAACATAAATTATATTACTATTAGACTCTTTGTATAATATATCAAATCCAATTACTCTACTTGAGCCAGTGTTTATCTTTATGTTTACTGAGTTAAATTGGTTTTCCATACCCAAATTTTCTCTTGAAGCGTAATCTAATTCAAAATTTTTAGGCTCAAATGCAGCAACAGTAAATAATGAAGTAGCACTATATTGATTATCTTCATATCTATATCTATAAGCAAAAGATAAAAATTTATCAACTAAATAATTTTCTTCTTTTGAAGTAGAATTAAATAACGATATTTCTGGTGCGGCAAGTTCGTTAAGAACAAAACCAGGTGGCCTAACAATTACGTTTAACACATCACTTGATGATGCATTGTAATTTCTTGTAACATTAAGATATCTTGGTGGGTTATAATTATCTGTAAAAAACAACAAATCTTCTATCTTACTTACACCAGTGATTAAATATGTAGGATTAAAATTTAAAATTGTAGTTCCTACTCCTACAGCAGTAAAATGTTGAGTTAAAATATTATCATCAGTATTATAAGAAAATATAACATCTGCAATTTGAGTTCCATTTTGAAATGCGTTGTCGTGAACAAACCAATATATTGTGTTTTTAGTATTATCTGTGTAAGAACCAATACACACTGCTGAAGTAGATAGTTCTGTTTTTCCTGCTGGTAATTCAATTGTTAAATTAGTATTACCTTTTGAGTTTTCTACAGCTCCAATTTCTGAAATTTCTGTAGAACCTAATCTAACATTTATTGCGTTTACATATTCTCCTGGAGGAACTAAGCGTTCATCAACGCTTTTATTCATTTTACCCCTTATAAAAGTGCTTTTAATATCCATATTATTTCAACCATTTATCTTTTCCTCTCATATTCATTAACAACCTGCCTGGTTGAATATTACTTAATCTTATCTTAGCGTTTCTTAATAATGAAGACTTATCTTTTCTTGCTCTGTTTACTACATATTCTTGAACACCTAACTTGTTATTTAGTATAGAATATCTTATATATGCGTATAAATATTCTTCAAATAATTTATTTACACTTATGCTTGTGTCGTCACCATTATTCATACCGTCACTAACATATTCCATAACCACTGATGATCCCGACATTCCTGAACTAAAATAAATAGCACCAGATTGTCTATCAATAGTAAATGTTGGGTTTATGTTTGCTGTTTCGGTATTTAGACCAAATCTTTCTCCTACACCCCAAGTAAAATACCAATCTCCATCACAACAATATCCCATTTGTCCATGATAGGGACCAGGACCTAAATATAACTTAGACATACCTCCTTGTATTCTATCTAAGTCAACTTGAGAATTTGCAGGCCTTGTAGCATTTCCTTCTGCATCAAATATTACCTCTGCATTTGCGTCTTGTAAATAAGATTGAGCAAACATTGTTTGTATATTTTCTACTAAAGGAAATAAAACACCATTTGCAAATTTTGATATTCTTACATAGTTTACATAATCAGGTGGCAAAACAAATCTTATATCTGAATCTACAGTCATTTGTAGAATTTTTATTTGTTTCATTGCATCGTAATTCAACTCTTGAATTCCTCTTTTTGCGTGAAACAAAACTTGATATCTTTCTACATTATTTATAATTTCATTATTACCTTGATACATTAACATAAAATTAGAAACTATATCGTTTAGCCCTACATATTGATATGAACCCCAATTTTTATCAGTTGGAGAAACACCATTGTTTTCATAATATTTATAATCAGTAATATAACTCATTTTTTATACTTGTATTTGGTTGTCTTGTACTATTTCTTGAGTACCAAATTGATACACATCTGATTCTCTTATTTCTATACCTATATACTGACATATTTTAGCAACTAAACCAGGCATATCAGATAACGGTAATTCAAAGTCTTGATAACCAGCTACCGTAGGATCATAAAGAGGTGTTCCATTACTTAACAGAGTATATGTCCATTGAGGTGTTTTTGGATACCTTACATATTGTGCTTTTATTTGACCCGCTGTTTTAATAGATGTAGGGTAAACCGAAATATTATTGCCACTTAACACGTAAGCAGGAAATTGATTAGTAGGAGCTGACATTGTAGAGCTTGTAAGATAAAATATTTTATTTTGACTTACTCTTTCTACCTCTGTTATATTTGTATTACTATATATAGAATACTCTCCTGCAACTGCAAATAAGGCTTCAGCAACATTTATTTGAGATGTTGTAGCTACTCCTGTTATAAAAGTTTGTTTTAAAGTAGAAGTGTTTACTATAAGACTATTAGTTGGTGGAAACTGAGGTACGTTAAAACCTCCTGGTGCAGTAAATGGTGTTGCTGGTGCTAAAGCATCCATTACATTTCCTACTGAGGCACTAAAAGTACCACTAAGTAATAACTCAGGGTAGTAGTATATTTTATTTACTAAATAATAGTCAGAAGGTAGGCTAAAAACATTTGCATTTGTTTGTGTTAAAAAAACTTCTTCTGAAAAAGAATCTATAACCTCAACTAATCCTTTTACTATATCTGCATAGCCTGTTCCCGATTGTCTTTGGTTTTCTTTATTAATCCACTGATTGTATTGATAAAAATAATCTTCATATATATCCAACTGAGCTTGCGTTGCATATAAATTATAATCTTGAGGAGATAAGTATCCATAATTATTCTTATTGATAATACCTAATACTGTACTCCTAACCTCATCAATCATTGCCATAGATAGTGCGTTTTATTCTTTTACAAATATAGCAAAAAAAAAGAGGTTACTTTTTTTGTAACCTCTCTTTAAATTTGTTATAAAACTGTTAAGACAGCACTACACTTTCAACTGTAATTATAGAGCTTTCAAATATAGGCATTTGTACTCTTGCAGCAGAAGGTCCAGGAGGTTCAGGCATATTCACGCCTATATATCCTCTTTTCATAGCATCTTGTATTGCAATAGCAACAGCCCTTCCTGATCCTTGATCTGAATGGTCAATAGTTATGTAATTATTAGTTTGACCTGTAATGTTTAAGAATATTCTGGTTTGTTCCGCACCTGCTCTATCAACTAAAACTATTTGATCCATAAGAACCAAATAAGTAGAAGCTACTGTTGAATCAAAAACATTAAAAGCGTCTCCAATTGCACCAACTGTAGAGCTACATCTAAATCTAAAGTCGTCTATAACAACAGAAACTAATTCACTGAAGTTTTGAGTTGTATTTTCATACACATCACCTACAGTAAGAGACGTTAAAAAAGACTTTCCATTGTCGTAAACTTCTGTTGCAGGAGCTTCAATTGTAAAATTATCATTAAACAAAGTTGAACTGTTAAATATATCAGCCGTTAATGTTAATGATGTTTCGTTAATTAAAGCAGCTACAGTAGTTTGTGTACTTGCAGTTGTATTCTTTACAATATCTCCAACTCTAACTTTACGAGTTGTAAATGTTGCAACAGCATTTAATTGCTTTTCCTTACGAATTGCATAAACTTCATTACCATCAGGGAATAAGTCAGAAGCAAAACTCACTTCTTGTCCGTTAGCATTTACAGCTGTTATAGCAGCTTGAGTGCCGTCAGTAATGTTGTATGCAATATCACCTACAACAACACCATCAGCAACAAAAGTAGCACCAGTATCAACAAGCTTATCCTGTGTGTCAGTTGTAGCAGTTCCTTCGGCTATTCCCACTGAAGCGGTTGTTCCCACTACCAACTCATTTGTACCCGAAGCTACAACTGTGTTAATAGGGATTTCTAAATATTTTGCTTTCATATTATCTTATTTTTTTTAGTTAATACTATGCCCAAGTAATGCTTGTAATCACAACTTGTGTTCCTGCTGCTGCTGCCACCAACTCAGTTGGTCCAGGAATAACTAAATTAAATATAGGACTTGTCCATCCCGTTGATAATGATGAAGCTACTGTATCTGTAATTAAATCTCTCATTGCTGTACACTGATTAGGTGTTGCAGCGTTATAAGCAGGAATAGCTGTATGATTAATTTGTAATTCATCATAATCTGCTGAATGATTTTTGAAAGATACAGTTACTCTTGTAGCTGAAGTTTGTACTATTGCAGCAACGTCTGCTGAAGGGAATATATTTAGTCCCCCCGCAATTGAAGCTGCAGTGTTTGTGAATGATATAAATTTTTCCATAATAAAAATATGATTAAGGGTATTAGTTAATAAAGTACAAATATAAAGAAATTACTCTTCTTTATTTAAGGTCTTTTTTAACATTTTAAAAGTTTCTAACCCTTCATCACTTTGAAAATAAGAAGCCACAATATAGTAAGGATCTTCACCAAAAGGCACGGTTAACATACGTTTTTTATTTTTCTTGTAGTTAAAGTGTACGTCTTTTTGCCCATTTTTAAATTGTAACAAGTTAGATGAGAACATTTGTATTACAGTGTCTTGTAGGTCTAATAAAGGATCATTTAATATATTCATAAAATCTTCTGGCTGAGATTTAGAAAACATTAATACATCTCTTTTTAATTCTGCTGTAGACATTTTATCTACACTACCACCTAAGAAAACTCTACATACAGTTACAAGTTTATCTGTAGATAACTCTTTTGCCATAATTTGAGCATTAAGTTGCATTTCTGCTAACTCTAACTCTTCTTGAGCATCTCTTGCATGATTTATTTCTTCAAATACCATACCATTTTGTGGATGATAATGTAAGAATTGTTGTAATACTTGATTTTGTTTTTCAACAGTTAGAAAACCATCTTCAAATACTACAGGTTCTAATATTGCATTTCCATCTTGCTCGTCTTCAAAAGGAGATTTTTGATTACGTGCATAACGTAACGGCCTGTTTGTCCCTGTGTCTTCGTCAAAGTGTAGTAATGGAAATCTTGATGAGTGTCTTGACGCTAACATATAAGATAATGGTACGTCTGTTCTTTTTAGTCTATAAGACTTGGATACGAATTTTTCGTGTATTTTTTTCATAATAATATTTAATTTAATTTAATTTTAAAATAAAGGGGGGACGAATCCCCCCTATATTAATTTACTTCTGTTTAAGCATTGAATAGGAAGAAGTTGTTCGCACCTAAAGTACAAACAGCTCTTTCTGTTAAGAAGTTAACTGTCATAGCATCTAAATCAGATGTAGCAGCACCTCCCGCAGAACCTGTAATCCAAGTCTTGTAACGTCTATTCTCAGTCTCAGACGCTCTGTATCTCACGTGTAAGAATGGTCTTTTAGCGTTTTTACCTAAGATTTGGTCATAAACTGATGTTGATCCTGCAGGAACTAAAAGTCCATTCACACCACCACCAATTAAACCACCTCTCATTGTAGGGTCATTTAGGTATTTCCAGTCAGACTTATAGAAGTCATAACCTCTTCTAAATCCTGTGAAACCTAAGTTTAACGCCATATCCTTATCATTGTCAAATAGACCATATGAAGTACCACCCGCTCCGTAAGAGTTTTGTGCAGCTAACATATCATCAATATCAAATGAGAAGTTTCTGTTACAGAAAATTACATTTTCTTCAATAGCACCTTGCTTGTCAAGTCTTTGAATCATAGAATCAAAACCTGCAAGAGTAGTTGGGTTTCCTCCACCCCAAACATTTCCTCTATTGTTTACTGCAAAGAATACACCTTCAGAACCAGCGTGTGGGAATGCACCCCCTGTAGCTGAACTTAAATAAGTTTCTGCACCAGAACCTGTTCCCGCAGGTACAGCCTCAATCATTGCAGTTTCCATGTAGTCTTCAAAACGTAATCTTGTTTCATGCTCAGACTTTAAGTACCATAGGTATCCGTTAGCACCATTTTCAGTTTGTATTTCTACCCAACCGATTTGTGCCATATCAGAACCAGAAACTTGGTAAGTATCTTTCATGATAATAGGCTTATTAGAAAAGAATACATCATCCGCTTCTAAAGAACCGTCCATTCCTGTTGTTCCTTTTGCAAATTCAGAACCGTAAACAAATACAGATACTGTTACACCTGCTGCAAAACTTTGTCCAGCTGCTTCGTAATACTCTACTTGGAAAGTATTAGCACCAGGAGTTGGAGCAATAGAAATAACACCTTTATTAGATAATGTAGAACCAGGCGTGTTATCAGAAATCATAACTGTCTGACCTACTCTTAATCCAATACTTGTTTGGTTAGCAACTAATCCTGGTATGTTAGGATCAGCAATAGTTATTACTGCTGTATTTACACCAGCTGCTTGAGCTGAAGAACAGTTTACATATTTAGTATGTAATCTTCCTTGTTCTGCCCACTTAATCATATCTGAATTAGTTGGCATTTCAGCACCTACCATTCTTAAGAATGAAGCTACTGTTCTATTTCCATAACGCTCAAATTCCTTTTCATAAGTATCTGGTAGATACTGATTTAAGAAATCAAAATTAGTTATGTAGTTTGTTGATAGAACTTGCTTTTGAGCTGATGGCTGTAAAGCAAATCCTGGGTTTAATTGTACTGACATTTTTTAATTTTTTTTAAAATTTATACTCGTTTTATACTTTTAATTTTGAGTCCTCTACCACTGCTTGTATCTCCAATAGCTCTTATCTTCAAACCATCTTTTGACACACTCTGAGAAGCCTGTCTGACATCCATATTAATGTTTTTTGATTTTTTAGAAACATTATCTACAGCATCAGCCATTCCTTGCTCATAAAAAAACTTAGCGTACTTTTCGGGATTCATAGCAATTGATAATGCTTTATGGTATCCCTTTGCGTCTTTAATTAAACCTTTATCGTCCATATATTTGTTGACAAAATTTGCAACATCTTTTTGAACATTTTTAATTTCCGATGCATCACCAGGTTTATAAGTAAAATTTTTATCTCCTACATTAAATTCAAAACCTTTGAATTCATTGCTAAAAACCTCATCGGTTTTTTGAAGAAACCAATCATACTTCTTTTTCTGAGCTTCTTGCACAGTTTTAGATTCATCAATGTAACTTTTATAAGCATCTAATGTTTCTCTGTCTTTGTCAGATAACCCATCCCCACTTGACTCAAGAGGAATTTTATATTTATCTTTTTGATCATTGAAATACTTTTTTGCTTTCGCAAGTTCTCTTTTCTTAGCTAATTTTCTTTTTTTAATATCTCTTGGCTCATCTAATTCTTCATCAAAACTAAATTTATCTTCTAATAAATCTTGTATATCAAAAGTATCCAAACCATCTTCAATATTAGCATAGTAATCAGCTAAAACTTGATCATCTTCCATAGTAGTGTAGTCTTTTTGTAACTTGTAAAAGTCTTCAATACCACGGCCTGTTTCTTTTTTATATTTTAAATATTTAGAAACATCTTCTGGCAACTCTTCATTTGCTTGTTGTTGTGCAAATAAATCATCAACAGAATTAATATCTCTATCATATCTATTTTTAATATATTTAAGAACGTCTTCGTCATTTAACTCTGACGAGGGAGTTTCTTCTTGAACCTGAACTTCTTCTTTTACTTCTTCTTTTTCCTCTACTTCAGGTTGTGTTTCTGTTTGTTCTACTACATTTTCCGCAGTATCTTCTTGCTCTGCGTGTTCTTTTAGAAGTTTTTCTTCTATTTCTGCTTGAGATTTATTGTCTTCAATAAACTCTACAGCTTTTACTTTAATATTATCCATTTAATTTAATTTAATTTATACAAAGTTAATAATTATACAATAACTTTTTTAAGCTATCGTGGGTCAAACTCAGCTAAGTCAAAACCGTCTAAACTATCTTCATTAGACTCAAAATTTATAGGAGGTAAATTATTTTTACGTTGGTCTATTAATCTTGATTGTTCTGATGACTGCTGACTTATTCTTTGGTTTTTAGATTTTTCTCTATTCTGCTCACGCATATCTATTTGTGATTGTTCTAAACCCTTTAACTGCATATTCATTTGAAATTCTGTTTGCATTAAAGATTCTTTTAACGCAGCTTCATTTTTAAGTTTTTCTATTTCAAAACCAACCTCTGCTTGTTTTATTTGCATTTTAGATTGTGTCTCCATTTGAATTTTTTGCATAGCTATTTGAGCAGCCGCTTGTTGTGACTGCATATTAATCTGAGCCTGCATCTGTTGTTCTTTTTCTTTTTGTTGTGAGTCTTGTAGTTGCTTTTGTTTTCTTTTAACTTTTAACAACTGATTAGCCATTTTTATATTTTTTAACTCTCTTATATCTATAGCGTCTTCTAAATTAATATCTTGTTTGTTTAAAGCAGTTTGTATATTTGCCTCTAATAATGCTTGCTGTTCTTCATCAGGAGAAACTTCAATAAAAATACCAAAGTCATATATATATAAGTTTTTTATATCATCTAACAACCCTACATTGTATTTTCCAATTTGTTGAGTAAATTCATCTGCAAAGTCTGAATACTCTAAAACGTCAGCTGTTCTTATAGATAATGCTTCAGCTAAAGTTTGTGTTAAATACAAGCTACCCTCTAAAATATGTCTTGTTGCAGTATTAGAGTTAAGTGCGGCTAATTTTTGAACACCCACTAAAGAGTTAGGATCAGGCGTGCTTCCATCACGTGCTTCATTTAATCCCGTTACTTGCCTAATCATATTCATATAATGATTGTAATTACCAATTAACATTTGCATTTTTTGTGAACCACTGGAAGAAGTAAGTTGTGTAATAGGTACTTTAGCATTATTAAACTCACCATCTTGAGTAAAACTCCTACCAATAACACTACCCGTTTGAAAATATAATCTTAAAGCATCTTCAGGGTTATATGCATTTCCTGTTCCTAAATCAACTTCGTTTAATCCATCTGCATCTATAAATACACCATCAGGTACAACTCTTGAAATTACTTGTTGTAATTTTAAATGAGTCATCTGTATTAAATCAGTAAAAGGTATCATTCTTCTTACTAAAGATTCTATATTACCTTTGTACATTCTTGGTGCTGTAGCTACATAATTAGGCATAGCGTATTGACTTGCTGACTGTGGCCTAACCATATTTTTAGCAAGCTCCCACTTTAATAATATATTAGTTCCCATTACCATTACACCATCATACCATACATCTATTTTTTTTGTTACTTTTTCAAATTTACCTTCATCCATCATTTCTTGTGGTGGATTAAATTCGTCAGTTTTAGGAACTACTTTATAATTTCCTGTTGCAGTTTGTTTCTTTTTATATACAAAAGTATTTGTGCTTTTGTAATTAAAATACATTAATGTAACTGTATCTCTATAAAACATAGAGTTTTCATACATAGCAGCAACATTATAATACTGATACCATGCTTGACTGTATTTTGATATTTCTTCTAAGTCTTCATTAGTTAAATCAGGTTTTATTTTTAACAACTCACCAATAGGTACTGTTTTAATTTCTCCCCAATAAAAACAATCTTTAAAGTAAGGATCTTCAGTATAGCTATAAACTACATTAGCAGGATCAACATACTCCACTCTTATCCCATCACCTAACTGAAAGTTATGTTTTACTACAGATAAACCTAAAGTCATTAAGTCCATGTCACATCTTTTACGAGTGTGTGAATAATGATTTTCTTCTAATAATGTATTAATAGCAACTTCATTTGCTATTTCAATTGCAGGTTTATAATTCATTTGCATATAAAGCTCCATTTCTAAATCACTTTCAGGTAATTCATCAGGATTCATGCTAAACAATTTTACATCAAAATCTTTTTCTATTTGTTGAAATAAGTCTTTAGAAATAACACTTTTTTCTACCATGTTTTGAAACTCACCCCTTTTTTCTGATGACATAGCATCTTGAGCGTATGCCTTAACAGTAAATAATCTGTCCGACATTCCATTTACTACAATATCAACAAACTTAGGAATAACAGGAACAGGTGTCCAGTCTAAATTTAAATAAGATAAATCACCGTCTACAGCTAATTCATTTTTATATTTAGCTATGGATTGTTCTCCACGAGCATATAATCTTAAACGATTAAATTCCCACCATTGACTGTAAAACCTACATTGGTTTACCCCTTCTTTCCTGAACCATTCATACTGAATAGCTTGACCTACTTGTAATCCAAATTCTTTAGTTTTCTTTTGAGAATCAGAAACAAACTGATCGGGAAAAGCAGCGGATTTTATATCTATACTTATTCCTTTCATTTATCTTATTAATTGACTAATGGAACTCTTATTATCATATCGTGCAAAGTTAACACTTATTTTTGATTTTTGTTTAGTAGGTGTGTACAGATGCTTTTGATTAGCCATTATAGCCAATCCTGAACTTATTGCAGCATCAAACCTTGTTCTGTTTGTTATATCAAACTTTGCCCAATCCTCTAATGTACGTTGAAAAGGCATAGTTCCCATAATATCAACATCTCTAAATGTACCGTCTAAATCTAACCCTATATGTTTTTCAATATAGGATTCTATTGCAGCCGCATGAGATTGTTTTACATCTTCTGATGAATTAGGAATACCACCTAATTCTCTTTCTGTTTTTGATAATTTATTATATCTTTTGTCTGGTCTATTCATACAAAATCCTCTATACCCTCTGTTTTTAAAATGATACAATAATCTTGGTTTATTATTTTCACATAATATTGGCATACCATAAAATACACAAGCCATCAATACTTCTTCAAAAAATATCTCTGCTGTTTGTGGTCGTGCAATATATTCTAAAAAAAATTCATTTGAAGGAGCATCATCCATATTAAATTTAGTCATTCCATGCAAAGCTCCGTTAGAACCTTTTCCTACAACAACTCCTGAAATATCATAACTATCACAACCAAACGAACCTATATGTTCGTTAGCAGGATATTTTATTCCGTGTTTCAAAAAAATTTTATTTTGTAAATGTTTTGCTGGTGTCCAAGATACTAAAAATCTACCACTTTTATTTGGACTAAATATTACCTTACTATCTTTAACCCCATTCTCCCATTGAAATGAACCTTTTGTAGTATGCTGTCCTAAAATTAAACTATCATTAAAATCTATTTGTTGGTAAATTTTTGTTAAATTAAACAAAGATTGTTTTGATTCATCTCTAAATGCGTGAGATTCTGTTCTTGGAAACTGACGGTAAAATTCATTAAGTGCATCAGGATCAGAAGATAATGAGTCTACTTCATTTTTCCAATAGTTTATTGCTCCTGTATTTATATCTTCACCATCCATTCCTACTACAGTTTTTTTAGGCGTAAACAACACTGGCATACCGTATTTATCTATATATCCTTCAAAATTCCATTCCATTGGTATAAACAAATTATATAAACCTGATTTAGTTTGTCCATTTTGATTTCTTTTAGATGCATCAGAATCTTCAAACAATTTTTTAAAATTAGCACCTCCTTTATCTAATGCATTAGAGGTTGAACCCATCATACACTTACCTATTATTTTACTACCAAGCCTTAAACAAGTTTTAGTAACTCGCCAATTATTTAAAATATTTTCAGGCCTTTCCCACTTACCACTTTCATCATGTAATAAGTATTGAAGTTTTTCTCCATCATATGAGTTGTCTGATGTATTCTTCCAATCTATAGTTGTGTCTAACCCGTCTAAATCTTCATTATCAGTTACATACATATTTTTTTTAGTAATTTTAGACGCAGGAACACGATAAGCTAATTCAGTTTTTGGTTTATCCATACCATCTTGTATAGGTTTAAAAAAGAAAGGATAATTATTTGAAATAGGGACTACTTTGTCTGTAAACATTTTTTTAGCATCAGCACCAGTCTTAGATAAAATACCTATACGTGCATCTCTTGTAATGGTTGCTTGATTAACGCCTTCCGAAGAACTCATAAATGAAAAACCTGAACGTCTTATTTTTAAATAACACATACCAAAACTACGATTATCAGCTTTACAAGCTTCCCAAAAAATATAAAATATTCTATTAGCCTCTCTAAAATCAGGATGTCCAACATCTATTTTAGTCCATTGCAAATACATATAATGCGTACCTGTTATGTAAGTAGGTATACCATTGTTTAAAAACCAATGCCCTTCCTCTCTTTTATCAAATTCTTTTTCTATATAATCTACCCAAGAATTTTTGAAAGAAACTGGCATTTCATTCCACTGAAATATAGACTGTATTCTTTTTAATACTTTTGGTTGAATTGTAGGTGTCCAAACTTGATTTTCTTTTTTTTCTTTTTGATTATCAAAAGTTTTAGGCGTTTTTGGTAATCCAATAATTACATTACTAATCTCATAGATATCTCCTAAAGTACCGTCTCTTGATATAATTACTAATTTATATTTTTCATTATAACCGTATTTCCATGTTTTAGCTTTATTTTTATTAGCCATCACACTATTAGGTATATAGTTTTTTAAAACTTTATATATACTATTTTGATCTTGACTCTGCAAATCCTTTTAATGTATTATTTTTACTATTAACTATGTTACCATCTAATAAGTCTTTTTCTTCTTCTATTTTTTTTAGTATTTCAAAAGCATCCATAATACATAATTTTTTTGTAGCTGCAGCATTTTTTAATCTATCAGCCGCTAACTCATCTTCCGCATCATATTTAATAATATCTTCTTTAGCTACTTTTACTAATTGTTTAACAGCTTTTTCTCCTGCTTCAATAATTTGTAATTTTAATTCTTTATTTGTCATTTAATATTACTGTTATGTTATTAGTAAACATTCGGTATAATATTTCATCTTCAACTGTAAACTCATATTCGCTTTCGGGTTCAAAAATTACTTCGTCACCTTCTTTAACTCCTAACTGTAATAGTTGTTCGTTTATGTATTTAACAATTCCAATTAAAGGTTCGTATTTTGTATGTTTATCTAAAAAAGTTTTCTTTTTATTTACTGGCTTTACAAAACAATATTTTCCATGTGCTTTCCATTTACCATTATGCTTGTATAAAAAGAATTGATCTTCTTCTACAAAAAACATATTTTCTTTAAAAAAACTTTTACCACTTTTAGTATTTCCATACATATCGTTGTAAAATTTAAAAACATTATGATGTACTAATAAAGTGTCTCCAATTTTTACCTCTCCTTTATAATTCAAAGGCAACGACATTACTTCTGCATAACGATTAGACACAGTGTGGTCTTCTTCAGAAACACTTGTTACAAACTCTAATCCACCGATAGATTTTATATTGTCGTATCTTCGGTTATTGTAAGGCTTTACTATAAACGAATATAAAGCTCTCATTAAAAGTTTATATTATATTCTAATGTTATTGGTAAGGTGTAAAGAAATTCTTTCCATATAAATATTTCTTTATTTTTTTCAACCCATAATTTATATGATTGGGTTTTTTCATTAGCCTGTATTAAGTGTATTTTATATTCACCACCCAGAACAGGTTGATTTATAATGTAATGCATTGAACCAGACTTATAGTCTGAGCCAACAGAAATTTTTCTAATATCCATTTAATTTTATTTTTTATCTTCTATTAAACCTTTATTTATTTCAGCTGTTATTTCTTCTACAATTTCAATTGCACTAATTGGAAGTGATTTTAACAAGCGATTTATATGTTTAATAGACTCTTCATTTAGTTCTACTTTCATTTAATTTTATTTAATTATGTACCTAAAGGTATTTTATATGCAGTTCCATCTATAGTTATTGGTAAATAATTTAGTAAAGTTCCCGCACTGCTGTTTACTACATTTCCAATAGGGTTGCTTGAACTACCTATATATATACCCGCTCCTGAGGCTTCAGCTCCTTTACCAATTACAAGAGAGTTTTGAACTGCCGCAATTGCAGATTTACCAATTGCTATAGCATTGTCTATATTGTTTCCTCCTGCAGCTGCGTCTGCCCCTATTGCTATTGTATCAATATTTAATGCTCTTGATCTTTTACCTATTGCTATTGTCCCTCCTGCCATAGAAGTAGCTTGAGTTGAGTCTGTTCCCGCTAAATATCCTATAGCTATATTTCCTTCTCCTGTTATTTCAGGATAAAAAGAACCATTTGCTCCAAATGAATATGCACCTATAGATACATCCCAACTTGATTGAATTACTGGTGCAGCGTTTATAGTGTCAGTATATGCTTTTTCTCCTATTGCAATTGCACCTCTTTTAAAAGAAGTGTGATTCCACATTGCATAAGTTCCTATTGCAATTTGCCCTGAGTTATCTGCTGGGTTTGTTTGTCCTTGTTCATTAGCTCCTGCTTTGTATCCAATATGAGTTCTAAATCCTACTAAAGGACCAGTTGCAGTAGAACCTGGTGCATTTCCAGCAAAAGCTCCTATCGCCACACTATATCTATTATTTCCTTGAAGAACAGTTGTTCCTGACACTAAACCTGACATTGCGTTTAAACCTATCGCAACTCTTTCCATTAACTGTGCTGTCCCAGGTGATGCTGTTACATTTGTATTTCCATTACCTGCACTTCTTCCAATAAATACATCACCATCCCCATAAGCATTTTGTGCGGCTAAAGCACCAATAGCAACACTTCTTCTACTGTTTGTATTATTAGTTCCTGCACCAGCAGATTTTCCTATATATGTAGTTTCAAAACCAGTGGTTATATCTGCACCCGCTCCTTTTCCAATAAATGTATTACTGTAACCATCTGTTATAGACTCACCTGAATTATAACCTACATAAACACTGTCTACTGCAGTACCGTCATTTTCTGTTCCTAAATATCCCGAACCTAACCTTACAGTGTTTGAAGCAGCTGTTGTAGTTAATCCAATATAACCTGTTCCAGATATAAGTAGTTGATAATGTTCGTTGGTTGTTGCATTAGGACCAATACCTTGAAGTTCTTTTAATCCCGTTGGTCTGTCTATAAAATTAGAATTTTCAACTGTAGTTCCAAGCTGATTAAACTTAGCAAGGAAATATTGTGTTCCGCCTGATATAGCCGTGTATCCTGGTGAATTAGTAAATTGACTTAAATCAGTTAATGAAGATGAAACTTGTATATCATTTGCCGATGTTAATGTAGAAATATTAATTGTACAACCACCATCACTACCTTGACCAATTAAAGTTACTGCACCACTTGTATATCCTTGGCCTTTTGCAAAAACTGAAACAGCAGATGGTACTCCTCCTACAGTAACACCTGTTACTAAAACAGTTAATCCTGTTCCACCACCACCCGTAGTTCTATACGTTCTATCAGCAACATAGCCTGTTCCTCCGCTAAGAGTTGCGTTATTTAAAGTTTCTACTCCATTTATTCCTATAATAATATCTCCTGATGATTTTATGTCAATATCACCCTCTAAAGAATTTACAGATGTAACACCGTCTTCTAAATCTTGTACATTAGAAATTTGTATTCTATTTTCATCTGTTATTGTATTAACATCAAAAGTAGCATTATTCCCACTTCCTAAACCTATTAAAGTTAAAGTCTCTCCTATCGCATATCCTCTACCTTTTGAATATATAACTCCTGTTGTTACAACATTTCCATTTACTCCTGTTACTTTTATAGTTGCTCCTGCACCTGATATTGATGATGTTGTAGAATAAATTTTATTTACAACATATCCTGTTCCACCTGCAATTACACCTGTCAAAGATTCTACACCACTCTCTCCTATTGTTATATCTCCTGAACCGTCTATCATGGCTGAGATTGTAACAGCATTATCGCTGTTTCTTGCAACTTTTATTCCTGTTTCTCCTAAAACTTGAATGTTATCTGCAACAATAGCACTTCCGTTAATATTAGTTCGTGTTAAAGTTAAGTTAGGATCAGTTGCAACTCCTAAAGAACTTTCAGACATTTTTATATCATAAACATCTGCTGATTCTGTGGTTGAAACAACAATAGTGTTGTCAGCTGTTAAAGTAAAAACAGTTGTATTTGCTGTACCACTACTACTTTGCCCTATTAGTGTTACTACGTCATTTGCAGTATAACCTTGTCCAGCTGAATAAACACTTACCTGTTGTGCTTCTCCTGCAGCACCAACTGCTGTGACTTTTAATGTTAAACCTGTTCCTCCTGAAGGAGCAACTGTAGTAGCGTAAATTCCGTTTAATGCATATCCTGAACCTTGATTTGTAAGAACAGTTACTACTGAAGCAACCCCAGATACACCTAAAGTTATATCGCCTGAACCAACTAATTCTATTCCATCTGTTAAAGTATTAATAGAAGTTACAGGTAAAGCCCATGTTCCGTTTACTTTTAAAAATTTATTTGTTCCAAAATCTGCAATAAGTGGACCAGGGACAAAACCTTGCACCCCATTGGTAGTTAAACCGTCACCTAAAGTAAAGACTGAACCTGTTATTGTAGCTGTATTAGTTGTTCCTGCAACAACCGTAACATTTAATCCGTCACCACCAAGTAAAGAAACAATACTGTTGTCTGTAATATTAGCAGTTCCTGTATCTCCATTTAAAGCCCAGCTACTTGTTGTATTTACGGCATCAGCTAATTGAGATATCTCTATATAACTTGCTTTGTCTGCAGTAACTGAGGTAATATTTAAAAATGCGTCAACTGTTCCCGCAGGCGTAAGACTTGCTGCAGCAATTTGTAAAACGTCACTTGAATTATAACCTGAACCGTCATTTGTAACCTCTATTGAATTATTTGTTGCTACTATCTGTCCGTTATTATCTGTAAGGAAACTTATAGTTAAACCTGTACCTCCTGCAGGACTAACTGTAGTAGGTACATTATTATATTGTTGATTAGGAGGAAATGCTCCTGGTGTCGCAATGCTTAAAGCATATTGTACCCTGTCATTAACTAAAACTTTATCAGTATTTTGTAAATATCCTTTTGCTGTTAAATTAACTGCATTATTAAACTGAACTAAGTTGTTTGCTTTTGTGACTACATTATCTCCTCCTGTATAGATTAATTCAAAATTATTTAAACCATCTAAATTTATTGGAGCAGTTGCACCATAATTTGTTTGAGGTGCTGTATTTGTAAATTTAATTTCTGTATCACTAACTCTGTCTACATCTATCCCTGTACTTCCTGTAAAAGTAGTTTCTGTAAAATCATATTTTTGTGGAGTTTCAAAAACTATTTGAAGCTTAGGATCTGCATTAGATGGTACAGGACTACCTGTTTCTATTACTTTAGTTCTTAAATCAGAATTAGTATATGGCTTAGTAAATGATTGTATTGCCCCTGCTGCCGTAATAGTATCTACATTTAAAGAAACTCTGGTTGAAAGTGCAGGATATCCTAACGCCTCTTCAATATCTATAGTGTCATTTACTTGATATCCTTTTCCTGCAGAATAAACAGATAAATTAGATAATACTCCTGCTGTGTTAGTAGCTGTTATCATGCATCCTGAACCTGTAGCACTGTTAGTCGTAGTGCTAAAAGTAACAGGATAACCTACGTTATTCATTGTTTGATAAAGAGAAGGAACTCCTGCATTAATACTAAATGTTGCTACACCGCCCGTTCCAATATCTGACTGACCCGAACCTTCTAAAGTTAATGCTCCCGTTAGAGTATTTAAAGAATCTACTACAGTTCCCGCTACTGATGGAACACCCCATGTATTATCAGCACGTAAGTAATGCGTTAACATTGTTGTAGTATCTAAAGAACTTGTGTCTGCACTTAACCCTACTGTAAGCTCATTAAATGTAGATAAAGGATCGCTTAAGTCAAGAGAGATATAACTTTTATTTACCGCAGGTGCTCCTGCTATAGTATCAACCTTTTCTACAAAGGTGATTGTGTTATTTGTAACATCTACCGTTCCTGTAAAACTTGCAGGGTTTGTTGCTAAACCAAAAGAAGTAATACCTGCCGCTGCAGTTGCAGCAATAGTGATAGAGTCAGCACCACTATCTGTAATAGAGATGTTTGCCCCTTCTACTATTTTTATTGTGTCTCTTACAGCACTTGCATTTACTAAAGATATGTCAGCTTCTGTAGGTGTTATTACCGTTACCGTTCCTGTTACCAAAGAACCAGGTGTACCACCATTTACTGTAAATGTATCTCCCACCGCATAACCTGTACCTGCTGCTACCACTGTAATACCATTTAAATCTATAGCACCACCTGTGTTGGTGTATGAAACTGTTAAATCGTTATTACCTGATCCTGATGTAACCTGTGTTCCAACAGTTCCCGTTGCGGTATATCCTGCTCCTCCTGCGGGATTTGTTACAGTTGATGTAGTTCCAGCTGCATTTGCTGTTAGTGTGTATGGAGAGTCTGTTCCTGCTGTTATATTTGTTATTATACCATAATCATCTACAGTTACGGAGGCATTACTAAAAGTTCCTGAACTATAAGCTGTTTGAGTTGGTAAATCTATATCTATATCACCCGAACTTGTAATAGGACTTCCGCTAATTCCTATTGTAGAGTTAGTTGATGTCAATCCTACCGAAGTCACTGTTCCTCCTGAAGCGTTAGATGATATAGTTAAATCATTATTGTTATCTAAATTTAAAGTAATACCTGAACCTTTGTCTATATTTACAGAACTTGTTCTAACGGCATCAGTATTTTTTAAAGTTATTGTATTAGAATTTACTGAAGTAATTTCTAAAGTTCTTGGGGTAGTTGGTGGTACTCCAGTTATTATTGAAAGAACATCTCCTACTGAATATCCTGAACCAGCAGCATTTAGAGTCATTGAATTTATAGTTCCCGAAGGACCTGTTTGTATATCAAAAGTAGCTCCTGAACCTCCCGCAGGTGTAACCGTTGTTGGAGTATTAGTTGAGGTGTTGTTGATTGGATAACCCGCACCACTGTTTAGGATTGTTGTTGTACTAACAGATCCCGTGGCCACAAAACTTAAGTCCCAATCATTTCCTGCAGGTACTGTAAACCCTCCCGTTTGACCATAATATGTGCCTGATACTACTGCAACTACCGAGCTTACTGCATCATTGTTTCCGCTTGTTATGGTATATGTGTCACCTTGTTGATATCCTATTCCAGGATTTGTAATAGCTACAATCTCATCTACACCTCCCAAACCATCAACAGTTATCTGTACCTTCAAGCCTGTACCTGTGCTTGGTGAGATTGCTACAGTGTCAAAAACACCATTTGTATTATAACCTGTTCCAATTACTGATGGTGTGTCATTAATTAGACTAACAGGACCTCCTTGTACTAAATTATTAGTTACTAATGATGATGTAATAACAGGGTTTGCAGGTACAGTATTATCAATACCTGTGTTTACATAATTAGTATTTACAGAGCCAATACCTGTTAGCGTTCCTGATCCACCACCACCACCATTAGTTCCCCAAACAGGTGTGGCTCCAATTCCTTGAGAAATTAATACTTGACCAGCTGTACCTGCACTACCTTTTAATTGAAATTCACTAAAGTCTCCCCATAAATTAAAAGCTCCGTTTTGTGCCTGAATAATTCCTTCTGTAGGTGAAAGACCCACTGCTGCGTTACCAGTTACAGCTACTATTGCGTTTGTTCCTGTTGCTGCCGTTCCAGCTGAATTGTCTAATACGTTTTGTAATGTCGGTGCTATTTGAGCATTAGACCATATTGGTGTTGCTGTTGTTCCTTGAGATAAAAGAACTTGTCCTGCAGTTCCTGCACTGCCTTTTAAACGTAACTCCGAATAATCTCCTGCAATATCTAAAGCACCATTAGTAATTTTTAAAATACCTTTTGTTGTGGGTACTCCAGTATCTGCATCTCCTGTAATATTTACAAATCCTCCAAAATCAAATGTTACAGCATCACCAAAAGTTGATGTTGAAGTTCCTAAAAATGAAACACCTACATCTGTTGCTGTATTTCCTTGTGTTAATACTTGTTGTAAAGTATGAGGTGTATTAGTTGGACCACTTGACCATTTTACTCCGCTTCCTGTTGATACAAGTGCTTGCCCCGCAGAACCTTTACTATAAACAGGTGCTACAGGTGGAATTGTATTACCATCGTCTATAGATATACCTGTAGTCTGAGAAATTTTTAATGCTGTAGAATTAACAAGGTTAAAGTCACCTACATTTACGTTTAAACTTCCTCCTACATTAATAGGTCCTGCCCAATTCAAACTTGTTAGTGTATCTCCCGATAAACTACCCGCAACATTTCCTGGTTGAGTAATTGAAAAACTTCCGTCTTGTAAATTTAAATTTTGTGACGAAACGGTATTGCCTAAAGTTACTACCTCATCCCATGTTTGAGATCCTCCCGAAATAGTATCCCATGCAATTCCTGTTCCTGTAGATGTTAATACTTGTCCTGCAGCACCATGAGATCCTTGAGTACCTGCTGAAATTACAGTCGGGAATACATCAACAGCTGTTAGTATTCCCGTACCTGTAAGTGTTAAATTATTAGCGGCTGAGTTTCCAATGCTTAAAACTGATGTTAAGTCTTGAGCAACTCCACCACCACCTACTATATCGCTAATTTTAAAAGTAACCGTCCTATTATTATCATTTACATCTGTTCCAATTATTAAATCAGAACCAGCGGGTGTAATAGTAGGATACGCTGATACATCAAATATTTTAGCCATATAGTTTCATTTTTACTTTGTTATCTTTAAATCAGGAGTTTCTTCTTCTGGTTTTTCTGTTACCTCTCCTGTTTCTAAATTAATGGTAGCATTTTTTCCATACTTTTCCATTAAAGGTCCTTCTTCTGCCTTGAAAGATTCTCTAATTTGAGAAATTTTTTCCATTAGCTGATTTTGTTGTAAAACAGTATCACCTAACTGTAATTTTAATTGATTATATTCTTGTTGTAAAGCTTGTAATTTGTTTAATTCTTCACTTGTTAATTTTACATCTTTTTTTGCCATTATAGTATTATTTTATTGATTAATATTTCAACAAAGATACAAATATTTTTATTATGAAATTATGTTGGAACATTGGTACTCCAAGTAGGAGTATTGACGCCTGAACCAGTAAATGAATTGGTTGAACTATCAGCGTAAGAAGTGCCAGTTCCTTCATTAAATCTCCACCATGCTGTTAAGTTAGACGACTGATTGTAATTACCAGAATTTGTGCTTAAATCTATAGGTGCTCCTGAATTATAAATAGCTGCTATATTTGTAGCGTTAAGTGCTGTAGCAAATACTGCATAATTATTCATTTCACCATCAAAATAGTTTGTATTACTTGCTCTTCTCCAAACCCCTAAACTTGAATTACCATTGTAAGCCAAAGTAACATTTTGATTTCCTGATTTTACATAAGTGCTTGGATTTACTACAGAACCATTTTTATAAATACGCCATTCGTCTCTATCTTGTGTAGAACCCATACTACCTGACGGTACAACAATAGCCAAGTGATACCATTGTCCTGCTGAAACAGCTGAGTTGGCTGTTCTACAGGTATTTCTATTATTACTACCAGACCCTGCAAAACCTTGATTTAATCCCATAACATGAAATACTAAAGACCCATTTCCGTTAACTACCATTTTTAATCCATAGTAACTATTAGTACAGCAATTTCCTAAGTCATAAATATACTCTCCACCTGAAAGTGAATCAATATATACCCAAGCCGTTAAAGTAAGTCCGCTACTATTAATAGATGCTTGAGATGGATTTAATGTTGAAGAGGTTTGATTTCCTAAATCAATATATTGCGAACTACCGTTTAAGTCTACAGAATAATCAACTGCAAATCCCGATGGCACATCAACATCGTTTAATTGAGATATTGTAGATTTTTGAATAGAATCTATACTACTAACAGAACTAATATCTACACCTTGTACCTTTGATATAGACATATTAACTTAGTGTTATATATGTATTGTCTGGATGAAAAAACATTTGTCCATTGGTACTGTCAAGTAAAGTACCAACAATTCTTACTACTTTTTGTGATCCTGATGGCGGTTCAGTTGTTAAACTACCTGCTGTTGTGCTGATATATAAAATGTCTCCATTATCTCCTGGATCATAACTTAAAGTAAACATTCCTCTTGTTAACATACCTACCGTTCCTGAATTACCATTAGCCACAGACATAGCTAACAATCCTTTTGATGTAGACTCTGCATCAGCATCAGCTGAAATCCAGTCTCCACCTGAATAAACATAAATTTTTCCTTTAACTACAGTAGTGCCTCCTAAATAAACAAGTTCTCCTTGATAATCATTGTCTGTTGTTGATGTTTTATCTAATCTTGTATTAGAGTTCCACGTTCCTGTAGTTACAGTTCCTGTAGTTACTAAGTTAGATAATGAAGTCACAGCAGAAGAGTCAAACCCTATTGTGCCTGAACCTGTAATTGTTCCACCAGTAATTGGTGATGATGTCGCTACTGATGTAACTGTTCCAGAATTTTGAGTTATGGTAGTCCACTCCATTCCTGACGCAACACTTTTTAAAAACTTTCCAACCCCTGGGTCTCCATCTATTTGTATACCTCCAGTTGCCGAAAGTAATATATCTCCTCCTGACTCCATATCAATATCACTTGTTACAGCTAAAACATCTGAAAAAGTTTTACCGCCTGAAATTGTTTGTGTGTTATTTGTAAGAACTACTGTATTATCTACAGATATAGTTCCTGAACTTGTGATTGTTCCACCACTAAGGCCAGTTCCTGTAGCAACTGAAGTAACTGTTCCTGTGTTAGTTGTAGCAGAAGTATTTATAGTAACAGTAGCCCCACTACGAGATGTTGTAATATTAGTTCCTCCAGCTATATCTACACTTTCTCCGTTTGTAATTGTTTCACTTCCCCCACTATCTGCTGTAAGAGTCCAGCTTGACATTGAACCCGCTGAAGTTAAATAGCCAGAATCATTTGTCCATTGTGATATATTACCAGATTTATTAGTAAATGTCTGTGTATTAGAAGCTGTTGTAGTCCCTGTGTTGGTTGTATATCCCTCTCCGTTAGTTAATTGGTTGTTGTTGGTAATACTATTATTAAAAGTAACTGTTTCGTTAGATGATTGATTTAATGTAATCGTTCCTCCACCTGTTAACCCTGTTCCAGCTGAAAAAGTTATAGTAGCGTTATTTACAGTTGGTAATGCACCATCTACATATGCTTTTGTTGCAGCGTCTTGTGCAGATGATGGATTGGCCATTCCTGTAATAGCATTAGCACCCATTGCAATACCTGCCGACATATTTGCACCAGCAAGACTTGATGATGCCGTTGTAGTAAGCCCACCTGTTATGGTTGACCCTACACTTGTAGTTGCAAGTTTTAAACTTCCCGCACAATAGAGAGATACTGCTCCGCCATCAGTAGCAATAATCATATTTTGAGTATCTGCAGCGTTGTTTATCACAACACTTGCTGAATTAATTAATAGTTGCCTACCAAGTAATGAAGTTATTTTATTTTGGTTTGTTGAAGAATCATGATAAATTTCAAAATCCGTACTATTTCCAAACTGTAACTTTGCATCGTCAGAAAAATTAGTAGATTGAAGAAAATTGATAGCCATTAAAAATAGATTTTTACAAATATACGAATTAAATTAAAAGCGTTTTGCTAATAATCTAATCCGTATATGTAAGTTTGATTAAAGTATCTCAGTAACTAAAACTCTAACAGAATCATTAGCTAAAGCCTCAACTGTACTTAAAGTAACTTGACTTGTAGAATTTCTTTCAACTTGAAGCTCTACTGTTCCATAAGGTGAAGCAGTGTAATAACATTGAACCATAACGTCTCTTGTTCCTAAGTTATGAGTAACAACATATGTTGTAGCAGAATCATCTCCAATATCTACTGCGTAATTATGATTGTTACCAATACAAGTTGTTACGGCTGCACAAAAATCTGTAATTTGTGATGCAGGAATAGCAATACTTGCATCTGCCATTGCTGTAACTCTACCCTTAGTATCTATAGTAGCTGTTAATGATTTTGTAACCCCACCGTAAGATCCGTTAGAAGTTTGAGTTGCCATACTTACAGCTCCATTAGAAACTGAAAGTCCACCCGCAGTTGGGAAGTTAGCAATACCTTGAACTGTTGCTGATGCAACGTCAATGTTTTTGTTAATTTCAGTCCAATCAGCTGCCGATGCAGGATTATCTATATTAGCAATAACTAAATCACCAATTTCTAAAGTAGGACTCCAGAAGCCTGAAGCATTACCTGCTGCTGTTACAGCATAAGTAAATCCTTTTAATATTCCTTGGCCTGTACTTGTTAAGTTTGGAGTATTTGTACTTGCATTATATCCTCCTTGATAAATTAAAGCTCCTGAACCTGAAATACTTGTATCTACATAATTTTTAGATGCGGCATCAGTTGAAGCAGAAGGTGTTGTTGGCACAGTTACTTGTCCTGTAAATGAACCAGTACCCGTAACACTTAAATTACCACCTGTCATCGTTAAGTTGTCTCCAACTGTTAAATCCGATGATATAGTTACATCATTTGGTAAGCCAATAGTTATATCACCTCCGTTTCCTGTACCAGGAGTTGTTATTTGTATTTCATTAGTAGTTCCAGAGAATTTAGCCGTTGTTGTAGAACCTCCCGAAGAACCAACTAAAGATAATGTAGATTCATTTGACGATACAGCCCCTACACTTAACGCATAATTAGCATCAGTATTAGTAGATGTGTTAGTTATTGTAACGCCTCCAGTAGAAGCACTAACGCTTATTCCTGTACCTCCCGTAACTGAAGTTACCCCTGTATTTGTAAAGGTAACTGATCCCGTAGCTGAACTAACACTAATACCTGTGCTTGCCGCTGCCTCAATAACCCCGTCATTAGTAAGAGTCATTCCTGTAGCAGTTGTTGCTGTAGATATACCGTCTCCACCCGCAATATCAGCAACCGATGTACTTGTTACATTTAAGTTTGTTCCTGTATCACCTTGTAAAGTCCAGTATTGATAATTATCACTTGAAGGTACAGTAGGCATTGTAACAGTTTTTGTATTAACAGCTGTTACGTGACCTGTAGTATTAGTAGTAACCGAGTCAATAGCAGTAAATGTTCCTGCTGATCCTGGAGAAGTGGAGCTTGTATTGTTTGTTCTTGATGTTGTATCGTGATCAAGAGTAACTGTTCTTGTTCCTCCAACTGCCCCTGTAATATATGTTCCACCAACTACATCTACTGTTTCTCCATCACTTACCGTTTGATCTGTTCCTGAAGTAGAGCCAATTTTCCATGTTGACATTGCCCCTGAAGAACCACTTGAAGCAGAAGTAATACGCCCTTGCTGGTCAACTGTAATAGATGCTAAAGTATATGAACCAGGAGATACTGCTGTATCATCAAGAGTAATAGTTAAATCATCCGATGCACTTGCAGCTGTTGTTAACCCCGTTCCACCAATAAAGGTTGCTGTATTTCCATTAACAATACTTTGAGAACCACTGTCTCCTGCTAAATTCCAAGAATTCATAGAACCTGTTCCTCCAGTGTATGCTATTGTTACTGCACCTGTTGCACTACTTACAGATATATTTGATCCTGCTACTGCAGAAGTCACACCATCATTATCTATAGTCATTCCACTTGCTGTAGTCGCTGTAGAAATACCCGTGCCACCTGCAATATCAATTGTTGTTCCGTCAGTTACCGTTCTATTAGTACCTGAATCACCTTGTAATGTCCATGAAGTATATCCACCAGGTACTGCTGCCCATGTATTATCACCTCTTAAGAAAGTAGAAGAACTTGGTGTTCCTCCTGCTGATAAATCAATAGTACCCATTGTTACAGCTCCCGTTGCTGAAGAGTTTGCTGTGCCTGCCGAAATAAATGTTCCGTTAGCATTTGTAAATGATGTTACCCCTAATGTAGCAGTACCATTTGATGCTGCAGTTATAATACCTTGTGCATTTACAGTAATACTTGCATGAGTATATGATGTTGCAGTTACGCCAGAACTTGGCATATTAACTGCTATTGTTCCACTACTTGTTATTGGCGAATTACTAATACTTAAGTAATTACTTGAAACACCTACAGAAGTAACTGATCCGCCTGTGCTTAATTCCTCCCAAGAGTTAGATCCTTTGTGTAAATAAAGCTCGTTAGTATCTGTTTTATATATTAACTGACCCTCTCCTGCCAAACTTGACGGAAGTGTTCCTGTTAAATTTTGTACCTTAAAATTTGTTAATTGCGTATTGTTTAAGGATACGTCTTGTAAAAAATTAATTGCCATAGCGTTTCTGTTTTTTTATATTAAAATTTATAGGTTAAACTTAATTTAAGTTCTCCCTCACTGTCTTCTGATTCCATGTCTAATAAATAGGATGGTTCAATATATAGTTCGTTCCATACATTTAATGCATATCCTACTCCTAATGATATTTCTTCTTCTTCAGTCATTAAACCATATGCATACAAATGGTCTCCAAAAGAATATCTTGCTACTAAATTATAATCATCTCCATTCATCATTATTCCTGCACTTATTTTATCCATAGAGTACAATACTCCTATGTTATCTGTTAAGTTATCTAAACTCATTTCTTCTCCATCTGCTGGCGAACTTACCATACTTGTTACCATAAATTGTGCTGAAGCTACTGATGTAAATAAACTTAATAATAATACTAATAATATATTTTTCATTTTTTTGTTTTTTTAGTTAAAATATGCTTTTCCATTAGTTGGATCTGCAAATGTTATTGTTACTTGATTCAAAGAATCATATTCTACTTCTCCATAAACAGTTATGTTTGCATTGTTCACAACACTTACTGATGGGTATTTATTTAATCCGTGATTTACCACCCAAGGGTTTGCATTTGTAGCTTGAGTGAACACATAATTTTTATCAGCTGACGTTGGACCATACGTGAGCAAAGATATAAAATAATCTTTGTTACTATTTAAGCTACCTGAACCTACTAAATAACTTAATGTTATATCAAAAAACTCAGTTTCTTGAGGATTTTGAGTGGCACTATTCCATAAATAAAGTCCAAAAACAGAAGGATCATCACATTGTGATATCAATACAGTTGATGAAACTAAAGGGATTGAATAGTAGGAAGATACATTTACCGTAGATTCAGTCATAAATTGACTTAACATAAAAGAATTTATGTTTGAAAACAAAGGATTACCTGCGTCTGAATTTGAAAATGATATTGTTCCAGGATTTCTTACATCTCCTTTTTTCCAATTTTGATATTTATATCTTAATGCATTTAATTCTATTTTATTGTAAGTATTTAAAAACTTAGCAACATCATTAAATGTAAAGTTTTTTGTAGCTCCGCTATTTAATACGTCAGTACCAATAACTTTATCAGTACCTATTATGGTGCTTTGAATTGGATACGAACCTATTTTAGCCATTACCTGTTTTTTATCTTAGTTCCTTTTTCATATGAACGGCCACCAAAGTATGCCGCAACTGTAGTCATGAGTATAAGTTTTAATAATTCTTTCCACTCATCATCAACTACAAAGGTAATAAAACCTGAGTCAATAAAAATAAGCACAATTGTGCTTAAAATTAAAAATATTAGTACAGCAGGTCTTACCGTTTTAGATAAAATATTGTCAGATGACATATCACTTTGCCATCTTTCCGTAATGTTTTTTTGTTCACTGGCTGCTGCTTGATTAAACACCTCAAACATAGCTTTTTTAGCTTCTATTTTTTCATCAGGGGTTTGAACAAAGCGATCAACAACATCACCCACTTGTTTAGCCACGTCCATTCCTTGTGAACCGAAAATTTTAGTCCATATATTCATTTTATATCTTTGTATTCTTCTTTTGCGTCAAAACTTGGACACATTTTAGAGGAAAAATCTCTATGTCCATAAATTATAGCCTCTTTATGTGCTTTTTTTAACATTTTAAGCAAAATAATTAACGATTCTTTTTGTTTTTCTGTTCTGGTGTCTTCCCATTCATTCATTTCTTTGTCCATTCCTCCAATATAACAAATTCCTAAACTATCATAGTTATGACTTGAAACGTGTGCTCCGTATTTATCTACCATTCTACCGTATTCTATAACACCATCAAGTCTAATTACAAAATGATAGCCTATATCATCCCACCCATTACCTTTTACGTGCCAATCTCTTATATCTTCAGCAGAAAAATCTTTATTTCGTGGAGTAGCAGAACAGTGAACAATAATTTTTTTTATTGTTCTCATAATTTACTTTTTTAAACTATAAATTCTATCGTCTAATCTATTAAGAGTTTCTTTCATTTCTAACATTTCTGTTTTAATAAAAACTAACTCTTTTTGTATCTCTATCATTTGTTCTGTAGGCGTTTGACTTGGCTTTGGTAATTCTTTTGCCTCTTCTATTTGAGCTTGTAAAGAATAATACATTCCTACCATACTTCCTACTAACACAATTATAGTGATAAAATTTTTAGGACTTAGACTGACTTTTGTGTTTTCAGAAATTACTGTCATATTACCAAATAGCTACAGAATTAAATCTTGCTGTTACATCTGTTCCTGTAGAATATAGTTGCAATACTTGTACAGGTAAATATTCTCCAACAGGAAAGTTATAAAAGGTTATGTCATCTCCTGCTACTGTTTTAACTTTAACATCAACATATGACAATTCAACTGTCATGGCAGCTGTGTCAGTACCAACATATAATAAACATCCTTCTGAAGAATCAATTCTTTGGCTTGGTAAAGGACCATCACCTGCTACATATATTACATAATTATCATCGTAAGTAGTGCTTGTTCCAAAGATATCTGCAGATAAAGTAAGATCAACAGCATTATTTACTGCAGTTACTGTAGCTACTGTTTCTGCTGTAGTATTATATACAATATCACCAACACTTACTCCGTTAGTTATAAAGTCTCCCACTGCATCTATTAAATGATTTGGTCTTGTTACAATATAGGCTTGTGTTCCTGTAGCAAATGGATTTGTAGCAAACGATAACACAGTAGGGGCTACTCCTGTAACTACTGCATTTGCTGGAGTAGTTATATTAAATGCTTTATCTCCATTAACAACAGGAAAAGGAACTCCGCCTGTTGTAAAGGATGCTCCTGCATCTATTAATTCATCATTGTTTTGTCCAGTTGTAGTTCCTGATGTTACTGCATCAGCTACTCCCGTTACTTGTTGTAAGCCTGGATAAGGAATTCTAATTGTGTCACTTGCTAATACATTTAATGCTAAGCCAGTGTTTACGGTAATTTTTGGGTACGCCATTTTTTTCTTTTTGAGGGTTAAAAATCTCTTTATCTTTTATATGGAAATACTCTGTTAAGAGTATCTCTTCTTTGATTACATCCGCAGTCTTCTTTACCAACTGCTTTTGCCATCTGATGTGCTACTTTATCTAATCCAGTAGCTTTTGTTACTTTAGCTATAGTATCTCCTAAGCCTCTTGATTTATTTAGATTTTGCATGAACATTTATCCTTAGGACAACACTCTACGTTCATAGTTAAAAATCTCATTAAACCATTCCAGCTGCATTGTAAATAACAATACAAAGATATTAATTTTTCTTTCATTTTATCGTGTTCTTATTCTATCGTTAATAGGTGTTTTAACTCTTGGCTTTACATACTGTACATGAGAGTCAGGAGTTAACACTTCCTTTTTTTCTATTGTTTTTGCTTTTAGCTTACCTTTTGATTTTAACTCTACTTTTTCCTCAAAAGTCATATTAGGAGGAGTAAGAGGTTTGTTTTTCGCAAGGTTTTTTCTTTTTTTCGCCATTTTTATTTTATTAAATTAAACTTATGCTTTACTACAACCAAAGTTTTTTGCATAGTTAGCCATTTTTACAACTGACTCTGAGTATTTGTTTGTGTTTTTCATAACAGCTGATGCTGCTGAACACGTACTTTTACCAGGCATATTGCTTTTGACCCAAGCAGTAAACTTTCCCTCATTTCCTTTTTTAATTTCTGGAAATGCTTTTTTTGTACGACCAGCCATTATTTAAGATGATCGTGAGTCTTCCAAGAAGACGTGTGTCTGTAAGACATTGACTTGTCAGCTCCATAAGAGTGACCATACATTTTTTTAGACATTGCTTTTGACTCATCTCTTCTATCTTTCATAGATTGAGATTTCTTTCCGTTTCTTGATCCTAAAGATTCGTCAAGTCTGTCGTTATATCCTTGTTCCATTTTTCTTTTTTTAAATTAATAACCTGAATTAGTTTTCTTCTCCATACCATAACCTGGATTGTTCTTAATAGAACCATTCATAGTTTTGGCAAATTCTGCTGCTTGTGCTTTCCCTACAGCATTGTAAGGAAATGTTCTTTTAATTGTTTTTCCTGTATCAGGACATTTATGTGTTACTGTAGGCATAATTAAGCTTTTTTCTTTTTTCCTTTTGTTGCACCAGCAATAACATCAGCTCGTGTAACTTTAGGATTGTTATCTATTCCGTGTTTTATACTAAGCATACCTAATCTATCAATATCCTTATTTTTAAACGCTATACTGTTATAGTCTTTCTTTGACATTTTTCCCATAGTGCAAATATAATAATTAATTTATTAGCATCTCCAACGTCTCAAAGCCATAGCTTTTCTTGTTGGCCTACCTTTTTTATCTTTTAATGGTCCTTTCATTCCACTCATTCTTGCACAGAAAGATCTTCTACGTGCAGCTCTTTTTCCTTTAGCATTTTTTTCTGTTACTGCAGTTTTTAAATTACCTCCTGTCTTTCTGTTATATGCAGCTACACCTTTAGCAGTCATTCCTGCACCCGATTTAGTAGAACGATAATTACCTCCTTTACCTGTCGTTCTTCTTATCTGTGCTTTTTTTGTTCTGCCTTTTGTAGCCATTACTTTTTCTTAGACGGGTGGGTGTATCCAGCTTTTTTTAATCTAAAATGTTCCTTCATAGAAGTGACCTTAATACATTTGTCTTTCTTGCACATCATATGAGTTTTAAATTTTTTTGCCATTACTTTTTCTTAGGCAATGACTTAACCTTTCCGTTTTCAGTACGTGCATATCTATGTGTTGCAGTTTCCATACTTGGTATTAATGTACCACAGTATCTACCACTGCCATATTTCCAACATACTTTTTTACCTGTTCTCATTTTCTTTGCCATAGTATTTTATCTTGTTCTTCTAATCCTCATTCTTGTACTTGTTCTTCTTGATTTAGGAGGCGGAAAGAAATCTGTCTTTGTAGTTTTCTTTTTTACGTTTCCATCTTTATCAAGTTTTTTTCTTTTTGATGCAGCTAAATCTTCTTGAGCAGATTTGTTTTTATTAATTTTTTTCTGTACTCTTTTTCTTCTAAGGTTTCCTAAAAAAGTTGTCTTTCCTTCTTCTTTTCTTTTCTTAAGCTTTTCTCTTTTCTTAATTAGCTTATTTAATTTTTCTCTTGAAGTTTTTTTAGCCATAATATATTTTTTTATTTAAACAAAGATAATTATAATTTTATATTATTTTTAAACCATTTAAAAGCTTTACTTACTAAAGTGTTTTCTTTTTTCTTTTGTATTTCTCTACAGTTAACACACAAAGAATCGCTAACAGTAATCCTAACACTGTCTACTATTTCCTTCACAACTATCTTATAATCAAAGACTAAACTGTCTTCACTTATAAGTTTTAAGTTGTTTAATTCATAAACACTTTCGTTAAACTTCTTTTCTATTTCTTTTATGTCTCTTTTTTTACGCCAAAGATCTTGTTCAAGTAAAACTTTTTGTTTTTTCTGTTTGTTTACTTGTTGTATTGTTACGTCAGCTAAACTATCTATATTTATTGTTGGTTCTTCTGTTTCAATAATTAATTCTTCTGGTTGTGTACAAGAAAACAATAACATTATGAGAACAAACCTATTCATTTATTTCTTGTAAAGTTTTTATAAACTTATCATTTAACTTTTTATAATCACTTCGTAAAGTAATTACCTCTTCTTGCAATGCTTTAATTTGATTTGTAAGAGTTGTTTTATTATCAATATATAAATATCCAATTGCAATTAAACAAAAGAATAGTAATCCTGTTACAGGATTAGCTGCAAAATCTTTAAAGTCTATTGGTGACTTCATTCTATAATTAGTGTATCTCCGTTTGCCTTCATACTTGCAGCTACTTCTTCATCTGTAAACGTATATGATGTATCTGTATCTACCATATCTACAAATAAATCTACATCAAGAGTAAATATTTCATAAAGCTCTTGGCCTTCTGGTATCATATACTCCATAACATAATCATAATACTCTTGTGATCCTTTTACTATTTCCATTTTTTGTATTTTTACAAAGATATAAATTAAATTAAATGCCAAAGTCTACTCACAACTACCTAAAGTATTGGAGAGTTATACGTTATTGGGTAAAGGCTAAATACAATCTTACAACCCCTGATATAGAAATGATTCTATTTTTATATAGTGAAGAGTATTTTAATAAAACAAAGTTTAAAGAGTTTGAAGAATTAATGTCTTGGGATATAAAAAGATTTGATAGACTACTTAGGGATGGGTGGATTCATGTATGGAGAAAAGGATATGGTAAACATACAACATTATACGAGCTTTCCTACAAAGGGAAGCGAGTAGCGAGTACAATTTATAAAAAACTTAATGGTGAAGAGATAGCAGAGTCACCATCTATTAATCCTTTATTTAGAGCGGACGCTTCTTATATGGATAAGGTTTATAGAAATTCTATAAAAGAACTTAATGAATTTATAAAACAACAACGATATCTCTCTCAGTAATAATAGTAAAAGTATCATTATGTATAAGCATACTAAAGCCAGCAGACTTATCATAATAAATAATTTGACCTTCTTTGATTTCTGAGACATCAGTACCTGGTTTTATTACTTCACCTTTTTTATATCTAAACTCATCTGCATCTTCTGCAGTAAGTATTAACCCTGACTTAGTTTTTAATTCTTCTTTTACAGGTTTTATTATAACATACTTGCCAATTGGTTTCATATCTTAATGTTTAAATATAGCATAAATTTTTGCTTTTCTTGATTGCTCAGTAATACGTCCTTTTATAGTTCTTGTAGGAACTTCACATATTAATTCTTTACGAGGTTCATCTTCTATTATTTGAGCCGAAGGCTCAAATTTTGGATTTTTTGAGTTAAGCTTTCTTTTCTTCACGTTTCTCTATGTTTTTAATTATGTTGTTTGTTTCTGTTTTTACACCAAACAGTTTTAAAATAAACTCTATCATGCTCTCATATTTGTTACAATAGCATTAGTGCTAAGTATAGTTGTTGCAACACTTACTGCATTAGTCAATGCGTTCTTTGTTACTTTCAGCGGATCAATAACACCCATCTCATACATATCTCCGTACTTATTATTCTTTACATCATAGCCGTAGTTATATTTTTTATCAAATACTTGGTCAATAACTTTATCATTATTTTTACCAGCGTTATTTAATATTTGTATAAGTGGTGAGCGAAGAGCTGATTCTAATATTAAGACAGCATCTTTCTCATCTTGGTTTTTGGTTTTGGCTTTTAACTTTAATGATTCTCTAAACAATGCTATACCTCCACCCGCTAATATACCTTCTTCAAGTGCTGATCTTACTGCACACACTGAATCATCTACTCTGTCATACTTTTCTTTTTGTTCCATCTCAGAGTTACCCCCTACATAAATACAACCTATAGCACCCGCTAAACTTGCTATACGTTCTTTTATAAATTCTTTAGTAGACTTATCTTTTGTGTTTTTTTGTTGAACTTTTAATTCAGCAATTCTATCGTTTAACTCTGGTGTGTTATTGTCTTTTTTAAATATTACAGTTGAATGCTCTCCTGCAATAACTTTATCTGCACTACCTAAGTCATTAGGCATAATTAAACTTAAATCATCACCAGTCTTCTCTGAATAATATTTAGCACCAACTGACATAGCAATATCTTGCATAAGTTCATGTTGCTTGTATCCAAACTGAGGAGGAGCTATATTACAAAACTTTAAACCATTACGAACTACGTTAGCCGCTAAAGTATTAATAACATTAGTTGAGCAAGGGGCAATGATTAACAGTTTGTCTCCGTTGTTTATTACAGGCTTTAACACGTTCTCTATTTGAAGTATGCTATTAATTTCTGCATCGCAAACTAAAATCTTAACATCTTCAAGTATACACTCATCTTTCTTTTGATTATTTATAAATAAATTAGAAGACCAACCTCTTGCTATTTTTATACCGTTAGTAACCTCAGCATAGGTTTCAGATGTCATAGACTTTTCTACAGTTACCATTCCGTTTATTCCAACTTGTGTATAGGCATCTTTAATTATTTTACCTATAGTCTTATCATTATTGGCAGAGATAGACGCAACGTCTAACAATCTTTCCTCTGTTACTTTTTTTGAATTACTTTTTAAATTAGATATAATTTTAGATGCGTGATTGTTAATATGCCTAATAACTTCTGTTGTGTTTGACTCTGATGTTAATGTTTGCTGACCAGCTTTAACCAAAGCTTCTGTTAGAACAATAGCTGTTGTTGTCCCATCACCTGCAGACTGAGCTGTACGGCTTGAAGCTTCCTTCATCATCCTAACTGCTAAGTTTTCTATAGGATCATTTAAAAACACAGACTCAGCAACTGTTACACCGTCCTTAGTAACTGTCATGCCTGAAGTATGATTTGGTGATTCTAATAACACAGTCTTACCTAAAGGTCCTAATGTACTTTTGACTGCTTTGGAAATTTTAGTAATTCCTGTAATTAATTTCTGACGAGCTTCATCATCAAAGCTAAGCGTCTTTGGTATATAACCTTGTTCCATTGTATTAAATTTAATTTGAACAAATATAATAAATTAATTGTAATATCACATTCCAGCATTCCAAAGAAATTTTATTTTTTTTATATAAATATATTTAAACGTATATACTTTATTATTATTTATTTTTTTTTAACGTACCTAAGTATGGAATAAATAAAGAATATATAGTTAAATAGTTGAAAATCAAAAAGTTAGAAAAATTAAAGTTTGGAATATCGTTGGAATATCGTTGGAATATGAAGGAATATCTCTGGTTTTTGTATAAAAAAAGAGGAGACTAAGCTCCTCTAATTTCAAAACAAACAAATTAAATTTTTAGTATTCGTATATATTACGATCACCATCCATACGCATTTTAGCTCTTTCAATACCGTCAGCGATACAGTCTATCTTATATTGTTTTTTCATTTGTTGTCTCATCATTGACGCTCTCTCAATACCTGACACACCATCTGGGCGTTCATTTATTAAGCGACCATCTTTTATAGTTAGGCCTTGATAGTTATTGTTCATAGTATGATTTTTTTGTAAAGATAATAAATTTTTATTAGACATTTAGGGGTTGAGGGTTCTACATACTTATACGCATAACTACTGCTTACGGAAACGGAGTTTTTTTTATTGGGGGGGTTGTATTTTGTTTTGATTTTTGTGGAATTTTTTGTCTTTTACTTTCACCCCACACGCACACGCACTGCCCACTCACGTACGCACAGACATATATATGATGCGTTCTAACGCACTAACTCAAATCGGAGCTCCACCTTCCCTTACTCACTTGCAAAGTAGAAGAGAGAGGAAGAGACTTCCCTTAACGACAGTCCGACACACTCACACACTAAACAAATCACACCGACAGACATCACACAATATATTCACTATCAATATCTTATTAGAGAACTTTAATTATTTTATTTATACTAATACATTAAAAGAAAAAGATAGTCCTTTAGAACGCATTAAACACCTCTAAATATCAAAATCCAGAATCAACCCAAAAAAAATCCGACATCACTTTATTTGCATATTTATTAAGTATTTAGTATCTTTATATTAATAATAACAGAGGGTAACACCTCACTTAAAAAACAAACAAAATGAACACAAAATCGTTAATCGGACTTACGAATCAGAAATCATCTGATATCGTATCACAGTGGAGTAATCAGTATTTAAATGCTGACTTTAGTATTACAATGTTGAATAAGGTATCCACTAAATTAGAGTGTGACGATAAGGTACAAGTTGTACTATTTATCAAATATTGTCAAGCATTTAACATTAGACTTGATTCTTGTCGCACTCAAAATAAAATAGGTAATCCATACACGGCATTCAGTCAAATATTATGGATAGCAAAATTTGGTGATGGAGTTGCTACTCGCCAACTGACTCACGCACTCAAAGAATTATGGAAAGGTAATGCAGATGTAATCAAAAACTGCAAACAAATGGGTGGTAGTTTTGTGTCATCATTATTTGAGGGTGATATTGATTCATCATTCAGCTACGCAGACAATGGTAACAAACGTGCATTGATTCAAGGATTCTGTGATGATAACAACAGAGATGAACAAGAAATGCAAAAGGTGTTAAGTAACTATCAAGATGAAGAAATGTATTTCAATTATTGGATGCATAGTGGTAATGTTGTTGAGAATGTTGATGGTAGTTTTTCAACTCAAGATGCCCAATACAGAAACAAGTTTGTAAGTATTGAACAACTAAAAAACTATTACAATAAAGAATTTGCATATTGGAATTTAGTTAAATAAAACCAACTCACTCCACGTGCCTCAATGCTAATCGCATTGGGGTTTTCGTGGTAGAGGACTAATCCTCGCAAAATTAAAATCAAACAAAATGAACTTAGAACAATTTAAAAACATAGATAAATATAAAGTAACTAATTTAAGTAATGCAATTGATAATGCAATTGATGTATCATTTAGTCAAATGATTGACACAGTAAGAACTCAATGTTATATGTCACAGAAACAAGATAGTTGGGAAGACTGTGATGAATTAGAATTTCTTGAAGACATTCCAATGTTATTCACTGATGGTAGAGATATCAAAGAGTCAATTAAAAATCAAATGAAACGTGTAGTTATATCAGCACTAACTGATTCAGATTGGGTAGGTAAGAATGATGCAATGTACCAACATTTACCTTCTGATATTGAAGATAGACTACATAAAAATTCTGATGAATATCAATCACAATTTGAGACTGAGACAGAAAGACTTGAACGTGAAGATGAAGAAGAATATGATATTAGTCCAAATGGAAAATCTAAACCATCTGATTCTTTTGGCTGGAAATAAATTTTGATCATAAGAAATTTCCACGTGCCTCACTACTAATCGTAGTGGGGATTTCGTGGTAGAAAACAAATAATAATTAAATTAAATAAAATGAAAAAGACAGTAAAAAAACTTGTGATGAAGGCAATGAGAATGCCTCACATACATCACATCAATAAACAAGGTAATGCAATTGTTAGAAAAAAAGAGTTGCAACACATGATATGTCAAGCACAGAAAATGATTGAACATAAAAATAAACCTCTTGGTGAAAATTCAGATTCAGTAACTGAAAAAACTGATGACAATGGTAATATATACTACACTCATTCAACAGGATTTTATAATGTAACAATTGGAAAATGGGTTGATGAAGGTTTGTTGACTCGTAGCAAGGAAAATGGATATAAATTAACAGAGTTAGGTAGATTATTTGCATCCACAGATACACGTGCATATGAGATTGATAAGTGGAAACGTAAATTCAAATTAGAAAAGGCACGTGCTGATAGATTAAATTCTCACACTAATGATTTGTTAATTCAGAAAAGAAAATTACAAGACAGAATTGATGAGATTTATTTTGGAAAAGAATTTATGGATTCAGATGACAAAGGTAGTTTACAAGAATATTTTGTTACAGATGAATGTGAATCTATTGTGACATCATCACCACCAAATTCAATCATCAACACTTGCTTAACTAATATGCAAGAAAGTTTAAATTGCATAACACAACATATTAATAAAGAATAATTTTGTTTGTTTTTGTTCCACCAACCTCACTGTTAGTCGCAGTGGGGATTTGGTGGTAGTGGGCAATAGTGCCTTAATTAAATTACAAACAAATGAAAAAATTAACTGACACAACTGATATGCTTAATGAAGTATATAGAGTTGTACTTAATCACTATGTTGCAATTGGTAGAGATAATTCAAAAACTATTTTTGATAAGATAGATGATTTGCAAAGAACAATAAAAAATAGTATTGCTATCATTCCTATTCAAGATTATGAACTCACTGATTCTGGAAATTTAAAATTATTTAGAAACGGAGTTTTGTTTAATACTTATTATGATGTAGATAGTATTGCACAAGCTAAAATAATAATTGATGATGAAAATAAAAAACTTGGTTATGAATAAAATAGAGATAGAAAGAAATGATGTGATTAGATTCACAGAAGTTACTCCAAATAATTTTTGGACAATAAAATGGGAACGTGGAAGTGGATACGCATATAAAGATAAAAGTGATGCTTGTATTGGACACGTTAATAAAGATTGGTTGCTTTGGATGATTAAAAAAGGAAGTGCAGAGTTAATCAAGGCAAAATCATAAAATAATTTAAGGCACGATTTCGTATCTAAAAAGATATGATGTCGTGTCTTTTTTTTGTCCTATGGACTTACGAGCTCTATGGACTTACGAAAAAAAATACAAAAAGATCCGTAGGGACTTACGATAAATTAAAAGCCATTTCATTAGGTTATTAAGTATTTATTATGTATTTTTACCAAAGTTATTAATTAAATTTACTTACAAATGAATACAAACTATGGGACATACGACTATTTATTGTCACCAAACAATAATATAGTTGTTCATTATGAGCTGTATGAACAGCCAGAATCTGAAGACAGAATAACTCCTGAAAGAAAAGAAATTATAATAAACAAATTAATTCTTCACGGTGATGAAGTGCAGGATGAATTAGAAGGTTTGTTAGAAAATATTCAATCTGATATGGAATTAAATTACGAGAAATTATGAAGGATATAAAATTTTGGACAGCTCTTAAGAGACAAGCATTAAAGAGTGGAGATATAATGTATGCAATACATTGTGATAAAATGATTTATGAACTTAAAAATAAAAAATAAAAAAATGAAAGTATTAGAATTATTTAGTGGTAGCCGTTCTATTGGAAAGGTTGCTGAAGAAAAAGGACACGAAGTATTTTCTGTAGATGCTATAGGTTACCCAAACACAGATTGGGTTGGAGATATTTTAGATTGGGACTACAGACTTAATGAAATGAATGTAGGTGAGTTAGATGAGCTTTGGATACCCGATGTAATATGGGCATCGCCACCTTGCACAGATTTTTCAGTAGCTTGTATAGGTAAAAAATGGGTAAGTGGACACGAGTACCAACCAAGAGATCCTGAGCTCTTAGGTATAAAAATTTTCAATCAAACATTAGAAATTATAGCAACGTATTTAGAAAAAAATCCTAATCTTGTTTGGTACATAGAGAATCCACGTGGAAAGATGAGAAAGTCTCCAGAATGGGCTAATCTTCAACACGTTAGACAAACTGTGTCATACTGTTCTTACGGTGATTCACGAATGAAGCCAACTGACATATGGACTAATGCTTTAAATTGGAAACCAAAGCCATTATGTAAAAACTACAAGTACGATGCTGATGGTAATATAATAAATAGACACTGTCATCACGAGGCATCACAAAGAGGAGAGACAGTTAGGAAACTTAGAGAGAGAGGTATAGATGCTAAGAAAGGAGGTACGGAGTCACTTAAAAATAATCATGAACGTAGTAAGATACCAAGAGAGTTATGCGAAGAGATAGTTGATAATATGCTTTTTGAATACGAGGGGAGCCTACTACCATTTTAATAATCAAATCAATAATAAATTATGGAAGAAAAACTAAAAACTTATAAATGTATAGAACACGGAGAGATATTTTATATAGATGCAAAAAATATGGAACAAGCAATAGAATTTGCATTAATGTATGGTGGAAGTGTAATTAGAGAAGTTAAATCAAATAAATAATAAATTAAATTAAAAAAAATGAAGAAAATAAATATTGACAGATATATGTCTACAAATGACTTTGTGTATAAAAACAAATTAGATAAAGAGGCTATTGAGCTCTTTGGTGAAGGCTGGGAATCCGAAGATGATATAGATCAGATTGAAAAATTATGTGATCACGTAAGCCCTAATAAATACATGGTTAGTTCTATACATGGATTAAAATATGAGGATGATATTGAAGTTCGTGAAATAGATGGACTTACGACTAAAGAAGATATTATGGAGTTTTGCGATGATTTAGCTACAAAAATAACAGAGGATATACATGGTGATGCTAAAACCTGTACAGGTAATATGCCTGAAGAAAGTCTTAAATCATATCATAATATTTACGGGGTTATAGAAGATTATATAGATAAAAATTATATCCTTAACTTTGTAAGAAAGTAAAAATCATGGATAAATTTATAGCAATAGTATCATGTGACTCACAAAGCAGCTCACATGGAGTAAGGGAAAAGTTAAGAAAACCTACATCTTACATTGATGTTGGCTATTCTCACAGCACAACAGCTGTACTACACAGTGCTTTAAAATCTTGGAAGAAAGGAAAAGATTTATGGTTTTGGAAAACCTACCCTAAAGAGCTTAAGTTTTTAGAGGTAGAAGAACACGCTCATAAGAGTTTTATTCAAGAATTAAAATACGATAAAAACAATATTTCACGTAGATTAAAAAATATTCCTTTTACGCATTTTTATTATATGACAGATAATTTTTTAAAGTTAACAGATGGATATAATTCACAAGTTCTTTCAGTAATTCCATACGATGAGAGTATATATGGGGTAATTACAGATATAGACACTTTAGATCCTCAGTTTGTAACACGTGAAATTTATGATAAAATTCAAGATAATGCAAACAATATAATAAAGATGTATTTTGACTCTGAGGGACTTACGAGTGACATATATAACTTTCCTAAAGAACTCCATTTATCGCCTAAAAAAAATGAGTTTAGAATACCAAACGAAGTAATTGACTATAATAAATTTAATTATGAAACTGGAATGGTAAGGGGTGACAGCTATTCCTTTGAAGCAAAAGAAAACTTTTTACATTTTGATTTGGTTGGTAAGTAATTATTATGTATTTTTAAACCGAATTTGATTTGTACACGAGTTGATGTTAGGCGAAATCAACAACGTAATTAGAAACTGTATGGCGTGTTTCTTCCTCGTTTTTTATTAATATAAATATTAAATTATGGATAAAGAATATCAAGAAAAATTAGGAAACTATAAGTACAGAGTATTAAACTTTAATAAATGGAACGAATATATTAAAGAAGAATACCAAAAGACAGCTCTTAAGAATATAAATAGAAAAGCTAAAAAACAAAGAGAGCAAATTAAAAACAGTCCTTTAAATTTCTGTATATAATGAAAGAAGTTCATCAGTTGATCTTGAAAGAAAAATTAAAAGATAAGCCAAATGTAAAATATATACAATGGCTACAAAAATTAAATCAAGATATACTTAAGAAAATTATTATAAATAACTATACGCATAAAGAGAGGGAATAATCCCAATAATTTTATAGGTGTAAGATACCTTAATATTAAATGTTTGCTCTTTATATTTTATAAGGGGGTGGTTATAAAGGCGATATTGCCAAACACGTTAATACTTTTAGCTACTCCCTTATGAAAATTAAATTAAATTAAATGTAATGAAATCACTTTCACTATACTTAGTGGAGCAGCTAAAGTCTGCTCAAAAACAAAAAATTTACAATAAAAAAAACCGATTAAATCATATTGATCTTAATGATTTTTTTAAATACAGTGGTAACATAGAAATAAAAAATAAATTTGTTTCTGCGTGTAGATTGCCAATACCACGTTTTGAGAGAGAAATTATTAATAATGATATGAGTAAATATAAATTAATTAAAAGATATGAGCCAAGAAATTGATGTGCCAGATTATTATGTAGGAGACACCTACAGAGAAGGATATTACCAAGCAAGATACGTTGTAGAAGATTTTAATTGTACGTGGAATGTAGGCAATGTTGTAACATATTGTTTACGAAGTTCTGAAAAACATGAGAGTCCAATAGAATGTTTAAAAAAATCAATCAACCACTTAAAATTTGAAATAGAAAGATTAGAAAAATTAGAAAAAAAAAGAAATGAAAAAAGAGATATTTAACACTTACGCAACTTTAGTTGCAGATAAATTTTACATTTCACTACAAGAAATGTTTTCCAAGTCACGTGTTCACCCACGTCCTGAAGCCAGGCAAATGCTTTATTACTTAGCTTATGAACGTCCTATAAAAATTGGTAGTATTAGAAGGTTCATGGAAGAAAATGGGCTTCCTGTTCAGCACAATACCATAATGAAAGGATATAAAAAAGCAAAAAAAGCTGTTGAGGAAGATAAAGATTATCAAGCTTTTGTTAAAAAAACAACAGAGAATGTACAGTAAGAAGGATATATTTAATCAAGCTCTAAAGGATGATACAATATACTATCATAGAAACGGTGGAATTAGCATGATTAATTTAGGTGTTAAGATCAATAAGTTTCCAAGTAAATTAGAAATTTTAAATTGTTCAAAAAACGGAGATTATTATCAAGAATTAACAGACGAAGAATATCAAATATTTTATGCTCACGGTTGGGAAAAAGGTTGTAGATTGTTAGCCTTAAGCAATTGTAAACGTAAGGTTGATCTTATACAATATAAGATGAAGACAGAAGTAAACACACGTAAAAACGATAAGTTTATTAAAAATCTTAAAACTAAAAGAGATTTAATAATGAAAAAATATACTTATCACACAAATAAACTAATTAAATTAAATTAAATAAAATGGAAAAGAAAAACATTTACAAAGCTCTTGCTGATTTTCAACAAGAAGTACCTGTGCTTTTAAAAGGCACAGATGGTTATGGATACAAGTATATAAAACTTGAACATATAATAACACAGATTAATCCACTATTAAAAAAACATAATTTAGGATTTACACAACTGTTACAGGATGATGGTTTAACAACAGTTTTGTTTCATCATCCGAGTGGAGAAAAACTATCATCTCATGCAGTCATTCCTGAGTGTTCAATGAAAGGTATGAATGTATATCAGTCAAAAGGTAGTGGAATAACATATTACAGAAGATATATGTTGTCATCAATGTTAGGAATAATAAGTGATGCAGATACAGACGCTAACATTTACAATACAGTAGTTCCACAAGTTAAAAAGAAAGCTGATAAAAGTGTCACTAAGGTTAGATTAGAAGTGGGAGGTGAAGACTGGAAAAATGTATTAAAATATATTGCTGATCCACAAATTAAAGCATTAGGACTGCCTGTTATAGTAGAACATATACAACAAAAGTTTGATGTTTCTGCTAAAATTAAAAAAGAGCTTTCTAAGCATATATAATGGAGCTTATTAATTTAATTGAGGTTGTAAACAACCTTAAAGATGATTCTAAGTATTATGGGACTTACGGGAAACAATGGTTATCTAATTCAGACATTGGTACACTTTTAAAAAATCCTAAAAATTTTAGAAAACCTCAACAAGAAACTAAGGCAATGATTGAGGGAAGGTATTTTCATACTGCTATGTTAGAGCCACATAAGTTAGATGATTTTGTGTGTTTAACTTTGGCAAGTAGAAATACAAAAGCATATAAAGATTATGTTGCAGCTAATGATAAAGAAATTTATTTATTAGCGAAAGAAGTTCAGTCTTTAAATATCATTGTAGATGTTATGAAAAATAATCATAAAATGAGAAACGCTATTTATGATAAAAGTAATTTTTATGAAGTTCCTATGGTTAAAGAAATTGGAGGTGTAAAATGGAAAGGTAAGGCTGATATAGTATGTAAGGATCAGTTAATTGATATAAAAACTACCTCTGATATTTCTAAGTTTAAATTTTCTGCACGTAAATACAATTATGATAGCCAGGCATATATATATCAACAGCTTTTTGGAAAGCCATTAGTTTTTTACGTTATTGATAAACTTACTCATGATTTAGGAATATACGAGCCATCATCAGATTTTTTAAATTACGGAGAAGAAAAGGTTATGAGGGCTATTGAGGTATACAATACATTTTATAATGAAGAAGGACCTCATATGTTAGCAGATATAAATCAATACGTTCATTATGAAACATTATAGAAACATAATATGGCATAGAAAAATGTTTTTTGTTATTAAGGTTGTTTATAAGGTAATAAAACATTATCTTTCAAAGCTCTCTTGGAAACGAGAAATATTTATAGTAGAAGTTCCAACTACTATGAAAAACGAACAGGATAAGCAAAGACTTATGGCTGACGTTTTAGAAATTTTGGAGCATGAAATTAAAATACATTAAAATGGATAATAAAATTTATGTAGGAGGTGGTACTGAAAAGTTTGACGGTAATCTTGTATCGGTTAGCGTTTGCTTATCTGACTTACCTTCTGAGCATATTCAAACAGGTAAAAACGGTAAAAAGTATATCAATCTAAATGTTCAAAAGAAAAAAGAAATTGATCAGTTTGGTAAAACACATTACGTTGCTGTTGATACGTGGAAACCTGAAGCTAAAAAAGAGGTGGTAAATTCCAACGATGACTTACCTTTCTAATAATTGTGTGTAGTAAAAGGGAGGGGAAGATATTTCTTTCCCTCTTTTTTTACTATATTCTTTGGAATATAAAAAATAATAATATAATATAATAATAATCAATAAGTTAGCTAAAAAATAGCTTGGAATAAGTTTGGAATGGAAATGGAAATAACAATATTTAAGGACATAAAAAATACTGATCAACCTTTTTATAGAGAAGTAGAAATAACGTTAGAAAGAATTGAAAAAGGTAATTCAGCTGATATAGTAAAACAAGTAAGAGCTGAAAAAGACAAAGAAAAAAGAAACGAATTAAAAAAATTATTACCAGCTATATGTTTTAGTGGTAAGTTTTTAAAAAGAAATGACAAATCTTTAATTGAACATAGTGGACTTATATGTTTAGATTTTGATGGATACAAGACTAATAAAGAGTTATTACAAGAAAAAGAAAAGTTAACAAAAAACAAGTTTGTTTTTAGTGTATTTGTTTCTCCAAGTGGTAAAGGACTTAAAGCATTAGTTAAGATTCCATCTTTAGTAGAAAATCATAAAAGGTATTTTAAATCATTACAAAAATATTTAGATTCACCTTATTTTGATTCAACATCACAAAACGTTTCACGTGTATGTTATGAAAGTTATGATCCTCTTATTTATGTAAATAAAACCTCAAGTATATGGGATAAAATAGAAGAGGCTGAGTTTGTTGAGGTAAATAAAAAAATAGATAAGCCTACTATTCCAATAACAGATGAAAATAAAATTGTTGATATTTTAGTTAAATGGTGGGAGAAAAAATATGGATTAAAAAATGGAGAAAGAAATAATAATGTATACATTCTTGCTGCTGCATTTAATGATTTTGGAGTACCTCAAAATTTAGCTGAGTATGTTATGGGTAATTTTGATTCTAAAGATTTTAATATAAATGAAATAAAAAGAACAATTCAATCTGCATATGCAAACACACAAAATTTTGGAACAAAATATTATGAAGACGAAGACAGAGTTAATTTAGTAAAACAGCAATTAAGACGTGGAGTGCCAAAAAAAGAAATACGATGTCAATTAGAAGACGAAAATATTGATGTCGTAGATATTGAAAACGTAATGGTTCGTCTGGAAGAAGAACAAGCAGTAAGACAATTTTGGACAAAAAATGATAAAGGTGTTGTAAAAATTACTCATATATTATTTAAAAACTTTTTAGAAGATAATGGATTTTATAAATTTAATCCTGAAGGAAGTAAGAATTATGTTTTTGTTAGAGTTACAAACAATCTTATTGATCATACATCTGAAAAAGAAATAAAAGATTTTGTTTTAGATTATTTATTAACTATAGATGACTTGTCGGTATACAATTATTTTGCTGAAAAAACCAAATACTTTAGGGAAGAATTTTTAACTCTTTTAGCATCTATAAATGTTTTTTTTATTGAAGACACAAAGACGACTGCTTATTTATATTATATGAATTGTGCAGTTAAAATTACTGTTAATGAAATTACTTTAATAGACTACATTGATTTAGGTGGTTATGTATGGAGAGATCATGTTATAGATAGAAATTTTACTATGTGTAAGGTTGGTAAATGTGATTATAAAACTTTTATATCTAATATTTGTGGTGAGGATAGGAGCAGAATAGATTCTATGGAGTCTACTATAGGTTATTTATTACACGGTTGGAAAAATTTATCTTACTGTCCTGCTGTTATTTTAAATGACGAAGTTATCTCTGATAACCCTGAGGGAGGTACGGGTAAAGGTTTGTTTATGAATGGTTTATCTCATATGAAAAAAAATGTAACAATAGATGGAAAATCATTTGCTTTTGAAAGATCTTTTGCATATCAATTAGTTTCTGCCGACACACAGATATTGTGTTTTGATGACGTAAAAAAATCATTTGATTTTGAAAGATTGTTTTCTGTTATTACTGAAGGATTAACTTTAGAAAAGAAAAATAAAGATGCAATTAAAATACCTTTTTCTAAATCACCTAAAGTAGCATTAACAACTAACTATGCGATAAAAGGTAAAGGTTCTTCATTTGAAAGAAGAAAGTGGGAGTTAGAGCTTGCACAACACTATACTAAAGAGTTTACACCTTTAGTAGAGTTTGGTAAGCTAATGTTTGGTGAATGGGATGATAACGAATGGTGTCAATTTGATAATTATATGATACAAAACCTACAAATTTATTTAAATAAGGGCTTACTTAAAAGTCAGTTTGTAAATTTAAAAATTAGAAAATTATCAGCAGAAACTTGTCATGAGTTTATAGAATGGTGTGGCTTAATTGGAGGTAGTCAGCCTAATGAAATGTTAAAACCTAACATAAGAATATTTAAACAAGATTTGTATGAAGACTTTATACATGAGCATCCTGATTTTGCTCCTAAATCAAAATTTACTATATCACGTAACAAATTTTGGTCCTGGATAAGATCTTATTCAATATTTAAATATAATATAGAATTTATAGAGGGTAGAAATATGAACGGTAGGTACATTGAATTTAAAACAGATGATGATGAAATTTAGAGATTATCAATCAGAGATAATAAAAAAAGCTACTGATATATTTATGTATGGTTATAGTAATTTTGTTTACTTAGCTATGGAAGTTAGGACAGGCAAAACACTGACTGCATTAGGAATTTGTTCTGAACTTAACGCAAAGAATGTTTTGTTTATTACAAAGAAAAAAGCTATTTCAAGTATTGAGCATGATTTTTATTTACTTAAACCTCCCTACTATTTGGAAGTTATAAACTATGAATCTCTACATAAAATACCACAAACAAATTGGGATGCGGTTATTTGTGATGAAGCACATTCATTAGGGGCGTTCCCAAAGCCTAATAAAAGAGCTAAACAAGTAAAAGAAATATTAAGAAGATCAGCACCCTATGTTTTGTTTTTATCAGGTACACCAACACCTGAGTCTTACAGTCAAATGTATCATCAAGTATACGGAGTAGCTGGTAATCCGTTTTATAAATATAAAAACTTTTATGCTTTTGCTAAAACTCATGTAAACGTTACTCAGCGTAAAATAAATAGTATGATGATTAATGACTACTCAAAAGGATTAAAGTCCATTATAGAGGCTGTAAACCCCTTTAAAATAAATTATACTCAACGTTCTGCAGGGTTTAAAACACAAACAGAAGAAAAAATATTATATGTAGAGTTAAATGAGCCAACAAAAAATTTAATAAAAAGATTAAAAAGAGACAGAGTTGTAGAAGGTGATGGCGAAATATTATTAGGAGACACAGGTGTTAAGCTTATGTCAAAAGTTCATCAACTTTGCTCAGGTACTGTAAAGTTTGAAAGCGGTAACGCTTTAACTATAGATTATAGTAAAGTACATTTTATAAAAAAATACTTTAAAGGTAAAAAAATAGCTATATTCTATAAATTTACACAAGAGTACAAGGCATTAAAAGAAATTTATGGTGACGAATTAACTAATGACTTAGAAGAATTTAAAAGTACAGATAAATGCATAGCACTACAAATAGTTGCAGGGAGAGAAGGCGTTAGTTTAAAAGAGGCAGAAGCTCTGGTATACTATAATATTGATTTTAGTGCTACTTCTTATTTTCAAAGTCGTGATCGTATGACTACAAAAGATAGAAAGTACAATAAAATTTATTGGATTTTTAGTAATAAAGGAATTGAAAATGATATCTACAAAGCTGTAGTAAAAAAGAAAGATTATACGCTATCACACTTTAAAAGAGATTCATTAGATTTGTAAAATGACAGAGAATCAAATCCAATTGAAAAGAATAAAACAATTGGAAGAGATGGGTTATTATGTAATTAAATTAACTGTAACAAACAAGAACGGAATACCTGATTTAATAGCTATACCAAAAGACTCAGATGTTTTGTTTTCGGAAATAAAAAAACCAAGAGGTAAAGTGTCTGCTATACAGCAGTTTAGAATAAAACAATTAAATGATCATGGAATTAAAACAGAAATCTACAGAGGCGATTAAATGGAGTGTTGAAGATCATTTTATAGAAAACTTACAAGAAGAATTTAAAATAGTAAGAGCTGTAAAAATAGCAAACTTCATACAAAAAAATTTACCTGAAATGCCAAAAAATAATCTTACATCACAGATTTTAGGCGGATGTATTGTTGATATTGACAAATCTCTTATAACTTTTGCTATTGAAATTATTCGTGAAGATAAAGGTCCTACTATCTTAAGCGACATAACAATGATATCTATGGATGAGTATTTAGACTTACGACTTTTAAATTGTTATATAAAAAATCCTGAAGAATTAGGATAAGTCACATTTTTTTTTATATTTGATAAAATCAAGTATAAATGTCCCGAATTGCACGTGAAGATAAATCTACAATAAGTCATATAAATTATGTGACTGATCGTATACATGGCTTTGGAGACGAGCTGTATGAGGATTTGATGGAACGTGAACACCAAAAAGCTAAAGAAAAAGCACAAGATTTAATGAAGGTATTAGCTGACTTAATCAACTCCCTGACTGATGAAATCTAATATAATACAAACAATAATAATCTGGCCATCATGAACAAAGAACGAGCAAAAGAATTAGACGTGTTCTGCAAAACAGTTGCAGAAAGATTTTCAAACAAAACAAGACAAGGTAATATTAATAATGAAACATTTAGTGTAGATGAAATTATACCTACATCAGATGATTCAGCTGTGGTAAACTTTAAAAAAAATACAGGTAAATTAGCTGTAGCTTTTTGTTACTATATAAATAGAGGTAGGTCTAAAGGGTGGAAATATTTTTTTCCAACTGATGCTCACACCGTAGGCATGAACGCTTTTTCATTCTATAAGTTAGAGGCCGAAAGAAAAAATTACAAGAAGAATTTTGAGAATGATTTAATCTCTCAATATAATAGAAATAGAAGCCATAGTGATCATATAACATCTCTTGACGAAATTAATTAAATAAAGATTGTTTTAGTTTTTCTTGGATTTCCAGTATTTCAGCACACTTTTCATACTCTTCAGTATAGATAAAATAATTAATAAGCTCACCATATATAGGGTCGTTGTGTCTTAATTTTTCTTTATTAGGATCATGTAAAAACCATAACTCATCCTCTGTATCTAAAAAATCTATTAAACTTCTTTTCCCTGTAATTAGTTCATAGGTGTTGTTAAAACACTTGTCTTCATCAAAATTATTCTTCTCCATATATTTGCTCATACATTTCAGGGTTAGTACGTTTCATTTCTGACTTACTCATTTTCTTACTACTATTTTTTAATTTTTTATTTTCTTGTATTTGCCGATACAAATCAGGATTAGTTTGTTTTATATACTTCATATCTTCAGAACTATAAGCAGTCCCTGTTCCTGGACGATAGGACGGGCTAATACCAAATATATCATAAAATGCTTCGTTCTTGTCCTTACCTTGTCCTGCAAAATAATTATACATTCCTACAAAAGGATCAACCTGTGCTCCTAATAAAATCTCTACTAATGGCCTTAGACTTTTATCAACTCTTCCATCTTTTAATCCTTTATTTACTTTTCTCATAACAGACTTGATAGGATTTACAACATCATCAGCATATCCTGAAGACTTACCTAAAGCTCTGTTTCTTGTTTCTTGTACTGCTGCACCAAAAAAAGGTATTTGATAAAGTAAGTTTAAACCATACATAGCTTCTTTTAATCTGTCCATAGCTTCTTCTTCGTCTTTATCATTACCCATAAATTTAAACATATTTGCTGCCAAAGCAAACATTACGTTAGCACCTGCAAAGTTTAAAACAAAAGCTCTTATGTCTTGTCTTCTTGGGGCTTTTTTACGAAATATAGCTCCCATAATATTACTTGTAGAACTCATAACTTTATTTATTTGTAAAAACAACGTACTACCAAACATAGTAAAAGCTCTTGTCATTTCATTTTGACTTTGCTGTAAAGGAATTTTATCTGTCTCTCTTCTTGACTGCTGAGTTGCATTATAATTATTAAAAGCTTCAGCCGCTTTAGCTTTGGACATTCCATTTGCAATATTAGCTTCGTAATTTACCATATAACCCATGACACCCATAATATCTCCCATTACCGTAGGCATAGCTGCACCTTTTTGAAACAGTGTAATAATTTTATTTTTAAAAGCTTTATAATCTTTTTCATTCAAAGCTTGTCTTAAATCTTTAATTCTTCTTTCAATTGGAGCTGTAGTTCTACTTCCTGTTTCCAATCTGTATAAGTCTCCTTCTAATCCTTTACGCAAACGGTCTCTAAAGTCTGGAGATATTTCTTGTGCCAATTTCATGTAGTAAGGCAGCCTTGCAACAACTTTAGCCATACCAATCATAAAACCACCTGCACCACCCTTACCTTTATATTCTTCAAAGGCATTAACAAAAGATGTTGATTGTTTTAATAATTGAATTGCTTTAAATGATAAAGCAAAACCTGTAAATTTACGTTGCAGTTTTGCAAGAACACCTTGATCCTTTACTCCCATAGATGGGTTTATAGCTAAATTTACTGATTCGTTTACTCTATCAGCAATACCTAAACGTGTTAGTAAAGTATTTACAGCAGGAACATTAAAAACTGCTTGTAAATTTTTTACTCCTAATGCATAAGCCTTATATCTTTCCATTTGTGCAACATGGTTTTCTAAAGTTTCTACAAAATCAGGACCTGGATCTATTTCTCCAAACTCGTCTGTTCTTTCTTTTAATGACGGAGCAGTCTCAGCACTAAATACTTTTGAAAAATTACCACCCTTTATTAAATCTTGAGTTACATTTGAAGCTGATATACTTTTTGTAGGAAAATAGTTTTCTACAAAACCTAAATCAGTATAGTTAGCTTGTTTATATATATTGTTTATACTATTAAAGTAATCTGTACTTAACCAGTTTACAATTTTATCTACAAACTCTACAGCATCTGTTCCTATGGCTCCTTCTATTTGTGATATTTGATATTGGCCGAATCCTGAGTTTTCTAATTTTATTCTTTGAGTTTCGTTTTTACTTAAAGCGTATATTCTCATTAACTGTGTAACACTAAATACTTCTTGTGCTTTCCCTGTGGCTTTATTAATATATTTTGTATCTCCAAAGTCTATTTTTACAGGCTCAAATGGTAATTTTTGTTTTAAATCTTGATAGCTTTCTATACCTTCAATACTTGCGGCAATAGAATTTATCATTGTCTGTGCATTATAATATCCTCTCAAGGCTTTAGTATGCATTCTATTTAATCCTTGATAAACAGTATCGTAGAAAAATGTATTTTTTAAATTTACATTATCTAAAATATTCATTAGAGTTCCTAAATGAGAAAGTCTGTTTCGTAAATAAGCACGTATACCTACTGTAGATGTAAATTTAAATTGATTAAAAAAGTTATTAATTTTACTTCTTGTGTCTCCTAAAAATCCTTCTTTATCTAAAGCATCAAAGTCTCTTTTATTTTTTAACTCTCCCTTACCATCATCATTAAACATTTCAGGATAGTTTTGTCTTATTTGATTAGTTGCTGATTCAAAAATTTCATTATTAACTTCAGCTCGTTCTAATCTTGCCATATTTAACATAGCAATAGATTCTTTTTTAGCATCTTTCATTTTCTCTAATATATCAGTAACGGCCTCTAAGTCTAAGTTATATATATTATTAAATGTATCAAAAGCTAAAACACGAGCTAACAAGGTTTGTTCTCTTAAAGTAAGAGGTTCACCTCTTTTTTGTTTCTCTAATGTTATTTGAGTTTCTTGTTGATTAGAATCAATTAATGCAGAAATTGATAATAGCTTTTCTCCTCTGGAAACATTGTCTGGTGTCAAGGCAGCTTGTAACACTGATCTTACTTCTTTAAAAAATGCAACGCCTCCACCTTCTATGTTGGACGCTATTGGCCTTGATGATTTAGTAGAAGCAGACTTGGCTAATTTACTAACCATAGCTTTTATCTCTTTAATCTTTTTTATCTTAACTTGTTTTCTTTTTCTTTCAACTGCGTTAAATATTTTTTCACCTACAGACAAAATAGAATCAGGTCCTGCTGTTATAATTTTGTTTAGCATTCTATCTAATTCTGCCTTAGTAAACGTAGCTTCTTTTGGCACGTACTTTCTAATTAATTGCTTTAACTGAAGTTGTATTTTTCTTAAATCTCTTTGTCCTTGTTTTTTTATAAACAAGTCTCTTTTCAAACGGCTAATACGTTTACTTATCTCTACACTTTGTACTTTACCTAACACACCTTTATAAGATATTTCTATGTTGTTTTGTATGTTTTTATCTTGTGCTTTAAATATGTCATTGTTTCTTAATATTTCAAAAGCTTTCTTTTCAGTTTGTATACGAGTAGCATCAGGCTTTTCTACTAAAAATTTATTTAACTCATATGATATTTGATTAAATAAAGTTTGACCTTCACTTATACCACCGTTTACTAATTGAAACTCCATTGGTATATCAGTAAAAGCTCCTTCTTTTTGTTCTAATGCAGCACGAGCTTCGTCTGTAGATAGTTTTCTGTTGTTGCGTAAATATTCAAATATAGCTGCCTCACTATAGTCTAATCCTCTTGCTTTAGCAACCACATCATTTATAGTATCTTGTTTGTTAAATATTCTTTTCTCTTGTGTTTCTCCTGTATACACTGATGTCTTGTCTGGTGCTTTATAACTACCCTCTACAACAGACACATTACGAACTGCGTAATCTTTTCCTGATTTTTGCACAAGAACTTTACTTCCCGACTCTCTGTTTTGTGGTAAATGTAGTATTGGTTTACTACCGTCCTTTAATGATATATGAAATGGATAGCTTGGGTGTGTATCTTTCTTGACTTCTACAGGACCATTAATTTCAACTATAGCATATATATCTCCCGTATTTAATCCTTTAGTTAATTTTTCAGCTGCCACTTGAGCAAGTAAGTCAACTAATGCTTGAGAACCAGGTTTTCCTGAAACTAATTTAGTTGTACCTTTACCAACTGATCTTGATTTGTCACCTCCTAAAAACTCAGCTATAGCAGCTTGGTCTTCTTTAGGTAGGTTTTTAGCTATTTCACCTACAATATCTTTAACCACAAATCCTCTTTTTTCAAACGTAGTAGTGTTTGGATTAGTAAAATATTTTTGTATATCAGTTTTTAAATCTCTGGCACTTTGTCTTAAATTTATAGTACCACCTGCTTTTTTTACAGCTGAAGAAACTGCAGTTCTAAAATTAGATGCAGATATTAATTTTTTATCTAACATAGTATTTAGAATAGCTAAAGTAGAGTTAACACCTGAAGCACTACTGACTAATTTTGAGTCTGTTCCTTTTGTTAAAGTTAAAAAAGCCCTACCTCCATTTGCTTTTAATTGTTCATTTAATCCTCTCGCTATAGAGTTTGCTGTTCCTTTTTTTCCCGATGCCCAAACATCGCCAAATTTAGTTACAAAAAACACACCACCTTCTCCTTCAAAAATAACCTTACCATTAAACTTTATTTCACCTGCAAGCATATCATCAGGAGATGTAATTACCGTTTCAAAACCTTCTAAGAAATTTACATTTTTAGGTTGAGTAACTAAACCTTTTTTAATCATTTCTGCAATACTATCTTGCTGGGTGTAGCTTACTTCAAACCCACCTACAACCATTGTTTTTAAAGCAGTTGATGGATTTTTTACTTCTTTACCACCTGCAAATAAATCAAGTTGTTTTACATCTGACTTAGTAATTGTTTCTCCTGTTTGTACTTTACCTGCTACTACGTTTAATAAATCAATCAAAGCCTTATCAGTTCCAATAACATCTTCTGCTGTAAGCCCTAATAAATTACTTAGTTTGCTTATAAACCTTTTTATAATAGATTTTTGAGGTGCTTTTAAAGATGTATAGTTATTTGACAAATAACTAAAGATTTCAGCCATATATTCTTCATTTGCATATGCTAATCTTGACGCATCATCTTTATTTCTTTCTTTATATAACGCAATATATTCGTCAATTTTCTTTTTTATTTCAGGGTCTAAATCAGCCTTTGCAAGAGCCTTCATCATTCTGTCTGTTAAAACTGCTATTTTACTTTCTGACCCTAATTTGTTTCTAAGTATAGCATGAAATATTTCATGACTTAATACACGATCATTTGCAAGTTCAGCATTAATATGAATTACATTATCACCTCTAAAAACACCAGCAGACCTACCTTTTGGATTCCCAATAGCATTCATATAGTCTACCTCATTCTCATGTATTACTACCATCACATCAGGAAGTAATTTTTTTAATGCAGCTAAAGCTCTTTTAGCAGGTTTTATAAATTTTTCTGAGTTTATTCTTTTTGATTTGTCTGACTCGTTTACATAAGCGTTAGGTGCTATAGCTTTAAGTTCTTTTATTTTCGTTTTCTTTTGCGTGTCTTTTTTCTGTTGCTCAACTTTGTCTTTGACTTTCTTTCTGGTAGGCTTTTTACGTCCAGTGTTTCGTTTAGAAACTTTTGAAATAGGCTTGGCTTGTTTTTTGCCATCCACCTTAGTTGTGCTTTGCTTTGTAGTGGCATCGGGTTTAGTTTTTAATTCAGTTGGTGCTGTTAATTTAATAATACTTTTATCTAATACAATAGTTTCAGGTGCTATAGGATTTGTAACCACAATAGCATCGTGGCCTGCTTCTATAATAGGTTTTAGTTTTTCTACTGTCCATACATCAGATTTTTCTACTTTATACGGATTCTTTGGTGTAATTGTTGCTGTAAATTTATTACGAGTACCATCCGCTTTATACGTTCCTGCTCTATTAGCAGGACCAAAAAAGGCTAAGTTTGCAGGTGCAGGACCAAAAGTGGTATTGTTAGTGTTTTCAAAATCTAATGGTGCAAACAAATCTTGCTCAGACTCTTCACCGTATCTAATCATTGCCTCACCTTCATCTACTTTTTCTCCTACTACTTCTCCTTGTTCATTTGTAACTGTCTCTTCTGTATCTAATGCTACAGCTTCGGCTAAGTCTTGTGCTTCTTCTTTAGTTTCAGGAGTAGCTGTAATTTCTGTTTCTGTTTCTGTTTCTGTTTCAGCTACTTTTGCGGCAGCATCTCTTTTATCTTTTGCTACTAAATTTCTTGCATAAGCTCTTTCTTCTGAAGTAGCTGTATCAGTATTGGGTTTTAATTCTTTTAACTTTTTATCTATTTCTTCTTCAGTTATTTCTGTTTCTTCAACTTTAGTTTCTTTTGCTTCTTCAACCGCATTCATTTCCTCTATAATCTCAGCCCTTCTTTTCTTTGCAGGTTGTGATTTATTCCCTTCTAAACTATTTAATTCTTCTTGTAACGGAACTAATTTATCTAATTTTTCTTGACTTAACTTTGGGTTTGCATCTAAAATTTCTTTTTGTGCTGTTGATTTGCTATGAATTTTTTTCTTTCTATCAGCCGCTACTTTTTCTAACTCTGGATTGTTTTTAATAGTTATTTCAGCTGCGGCAAATTCTTCGTCTGTAGAATTATACACTAAATCTTCCATTATTTCAGGATCAACACGTGTTAAATCTTTTTGACTCTCATCAAAATTTCCTTTATTTATATAGTATTTAGGTGATTTATATGCTGCTATTCCAAGTGTAGCAGGTAAAGTTGCTGTTCCCGCAAACCCTTCAAATAAAACTTCAGCTGCGTCCATTTCTTGATCAGCTGCTAATCGCCCTCCTACTTCACCAAGAGAACCTCCCGCTGCCTCTATTGCTGCAACTTGCCCTGTCGCTTTAACTTTCTTACCTAAACCGTATGCTTTTCCACCTAATGTTCTTGCTCCTACTTTTATACCTATCTTAGAAGCCATACCGTCAATAGCACCAATAACAAGTCCTCTTCCTGCTGATTTGTTTCTTATACTACTCATTGCTTCTTTATCTTCTAAGACTTTTCGTACCCCTGCTTCATCTAACTTTAAACCTCTGTCAACAACTTCTTTTTGTAATAATTCAGCAAAAGTTAATCCTGTTTCTAATGTTATTCCTGCACCCATAAAAAAACCTGCAGCACTTCCTATAGGTGAAGCAACAGAACCTGCAGCAGCACCTGCAGCAGCACCTGCTAATACAGTGGGGTTTACCATAGCACTCATGGAAGAAACAAATAATTGAGGAATAGTGGATGGGTTATTCCAAACTCCCTTAACCCAACCCCAAGCACCACCACCGTTAGCTTGGTATATACGATTAAAGTCTTTCATCTCATCTGAAACACCTGCACTTTGTAATTGTCTTTGTGCTACTAAAAAGTCTTGTATGTCTTCTGAGGTTACTTCAGCTCCAATACGGGATTTACCTAATATTTCTAATGACTCATCAATAGTGCCTCCCTGCACTTGTCCTTGAACACCTGCACGCCACATATCGCCAAAAAAATCTGTAAATTCATTTTTACCAAATACTCTTTCAATTGCAGTATCCTTCTCACCAACTGATAAGTCTTGCATTTGAGCATCGGCATAAACAGGGCTGTAGGGTTTAACCTCAGCCATTTCAAAATCAAGGTTTTGACTTTGTAAATAATCCGAAGTACCAACTCCTTCTTGTTCCGTGATAACTTCCTCCGTAATTTCCGTGTCCCCAGAACCATCTGAAACCACTTCTGGACTTTCTTGAGTCGGTTCTTTTTTTTTTACAGGTTGCTGAAATCCAACTAATATATTAAAATCGTCTTCAGACTTTTGATATCCATTTTTTCTTGCAAGTCCATACATCTGATTTACTGCTTCAGGATTTTGTTGCATTAAAATAGTAAACTCTTCTAAAGATTTTTTATAACCATCTTGTTGAGCTAACCCATATAAAGTTTCTAAAGCTTCTTTATTCATATGTTAAAAATTACCCATTGAGTTGTCACTATAAATTCTTGAATACTCCGCATCATTATATGGCTGTATAGCAGGATTAATTATTTCTTCTTGTATTTGTTTCCAAACAGGTTGACTTCGTTTAGTTCTTATCTTGTCTATTTTTAAATTTCTTCCCGCAAAATCAACAAGCATATATTCAGCATCTCTACCTTCTAAAGTTGTATTATCTATTATATACTCACTATTTTGTGTAGCTGATCTCTCGTTGTAAAACACTTCAGTTTCTAAAAGCGTTCCATGAGGATTTACAAGCTCTTCCATTGATGGGGAAGAACCAGCACTTACTGTAGTTGGCTGGTGCATTACTACATATATTTTTTTGTCAGGCTGATCAGCAAAACGTACCCTATCAGGGTGTTCTTCAGGTAAATCACCAATCGTGAGTGGCATAATTATTGAATCATCTACATAAGTAGTTTTTAAACCTTGACCTTTATTATTATAAAACCTCTTTACTTTTGGCGGAAGGTAAGCGTCTGTAACTGAAGTATAAGTTTCTAATATCTGTTCATCAGAATCATTAATACCTATTTCTTCATTTAATGCTTCTGTTACATATTCTGTCCCTGTAGTTGTAGAATTGTTAGGACCAATTTGTCTATCAGTAGTATAATCAGGCATATCTACTTTTACCTCTTGATATTTCTGATCATTAAGTTGATTTTTTCGTTCGTTAAGTGCATTGTTATTTGTCTCAAACTTAGTTCTAATAGCTTTTTGTTTGTTATCTATTTGATCATCAAAAACTTGACCCATATATTCTTTAGCTTTTTCTTTTTGGTTTGCCCAGTTTGGAGCGTCATCAATTATGGTAGGTTGATTGTTATCAGAATAGTTAATATGAATTGCATTTGGGTTAGTATCATTAGTATCTGTAGTAGTGTAAAAATCACCCATTGAATCAGTTAATACACTGGCAACATCCAAATCTTTTGCCATAAACCCACTTATATATTTGTCTTTATTTGCAGTTGCTGTTTCAGTAAATATAGTTGCATCATCTAAAGTTCCTGTGTTGCTTATTGTTGTCCCTAAAGAATCAACAATAGTTTTTGTTTTTCCTAAAACATCAAACTTGTCTAACCTAAAATTCATTCTATTATTCATACCAGAGAAAGGCATATGCTTAGAAGGGTCTTTAGGTATTGAGCCATCGTCATTTGGTCTTACTAAAGATATCTCTCCAGTAGTAGGGTTTACATATTCTACTAACCCTTTTAAATTACCAAAAGCTAAAGCTCCTTCAGCAAAATCTTGTTCTATAGATGATGAGCCTAAAAATCCTTTTGAAGGATCAGCAGCTATTCTATCTTGATAAGCCTTATAAGATGCGTCATAATTTTTTGCAGCCTTAGAAAAATCAGTAAAGTTTCCCGATATCCTATCCATTGCTTTTGTGTAATCTGTTTCACTAATCAATCCTCTTTTAAATAAATCGTTTTGTGTTTTTAAAAAGTTTTGTGCAGAACCTGAAGCACTAATAACTAATTGATTTAAAGAAGGACTATCGTATTGTTCTAAATCTCTAAGCTCTCTATTTTTTTTATATGTGTCGTCTTCTATTTTATCTCTACGAGCTTCTTTATCTTTTTTTATAGCCGTCAATTGAGTTGTTAATCCTGTAGCTACCGCACCCCAATCAATAGTAGATTTAGTTAAATCTTCAGGTACAAAAGTGTTAAAATTTATATTTTGTTTAGCCATAGGTTAGCGATTTAGTGTAAGTCCATACTTTTCAAATATAGACTGTGGGTTTAAATTAAAGCCACTTCTGTTTGGTACATTTATTCTTGTATCATTTACAAAAGGTGGTGCAGCATCAAACAAACTATAATTTGGCTGAAACATACCAAGTTCATTTACGTTGCTTTGTGTAGTGGTATTATTTAAAACATTTTGTGTAAAAGCTTCAGGTGTGTCAGCAAAACTATCATATACTTTCTCAGACGTACCTACAATTGCATTCATAGAGTCAGCATTATTGTCTTGTGCCGCTGCAAAGGCTGATAAAGAACCAAACTTTTCAATTCCTGCAGCTTGAGCGTTTAAATTTTCTAATAGTTTTGGATTTTTATAAAAGTCTATTTCAGTTATACCTTGTGCGTCTAACGTTAATTTATTGTCTTTATATAATTTTTTTAAAGCTCTATCTTCCTTACTTAAACTGTTTAAATCAGAGTTTGCAGAAATAGAAGTTAAAGCACTACCCAAAGAAGAAATACCTGACTGTATTTGTTGTGCTTGTGCGGCTCTTGATTGAGCGTTTCTTGCTGCTTTGTCTTGTATTGCAGCTGTATCTATTGCTAATAATTGCTGATTAATATCAGCTTGTTCTTGCGTTTGTATTGCCTCTAAAGCACTTAATTCTTGTTGCTGACTTAATCTTGCTTTTTCAGCTCGGTCAGTTTGCATAGCCCCTATTCTTCCTGCTGAAGCAGCTACTTCTCTTCCACCACCTTCTCTTGCAGCATTTATTAAATCTGCACTAACTTGTAAATTATTTTCTAATTCCTGCCTATATAAGTCATCACTAATGCTTAATTCGTCCATAACATTAACATTAGCTTTTCTTTTTAATTCAGCCATTTTATTTGCAGCATCTCTATTAGCCTGTCTATTATCATTTGCTAATTTACGAGCTTGTGCAAAGCTAAGTCCCGCACCTGCTAAACCTATTACTGCTGTTGTTACTGCACCCATATTATAATTTTTTTATCATTTCTGTTGCGTTTGAATCCCCTTCTAAATAACCTAACTCTTTATAAAGAGTAATTAACGGTTTACTTTTTAAAAGTGAATATATATATTTTTTTCCCAATCCTGTTGCTAAAGATGTTATTGTTTCTATTAACATTAATAAAGCTTCTTTTCTAATTTCTTTATTTTTAAATTTAAAATTAGATATAATCCATTCTAATAACACTACGTCAGAGTTTGTCATATAAACATAACCTGCACAAATTGGTTCGTCATTATAATAAACCATATACCCTGTATCGGGTAAAAAATCTTTTGCAGGAGGTGTCCATCTCCAATCTTTCCACCACTTGCACAACACATTCTCATAATCATCACTTGTAAGTGGCTTTATATTTAAACTCATTCTTACAAAGATAATAAAATCTATGGATAACTTTTCATCACACTACTTCCTAAAGAAAACATTTCTACAGGACTATTAGATGAGTTTTTCAACGTAAATTCCATAAAGTAACCTCTAACCCCATTAGACTCTGCTTGTGGATTTTTATAATAAAACCAAAAATTATTACCTACAAGAGTAACAGCTCCTGGATTTGTCATTGTTAAAGTATTAGTTGCCTTATCTATTTTTACCACCTCTCCTATTTTTAAATCATTAGGTGTGCTTTTTACATATACTGCATCTCCACCACTAATCATATTGTCTATTGTAAGACTTGAAGGAAATAATAATTCCCACTCACCTGGAGTTGTAGATGCGGTAAAGTTAGCCCCATCAATAGTTCCTATACCATGTGTTGATCTTAATTTAAAATTTTCTGTGTTTAATGGAGTTCTAATATAACTAAACCATTCACCTTCTTTTTGTTCAAAGAAAGAAGATTCTATTATACCTATACCTAAGTCAGTAGCTAAATTGGTGCATTCCCATGCAGCACTACTCTCTAAAGATATAGTTTTAAATAATTTTATAGTAGTTGGTTCTGCGTTAAAAACTCCCGTTATTTCAGACGGAGTAAATATTCCGTAATAAGTATTTCTTAATTCATTAGTATTATGCCTATAAAGCCTACCTTGCTTAAAAGAATAAAAATAAGAATTCATACCTATCATGAATTCAGGTAAAAAAGAATAAAAAGACGGCCATCCTTTTACACCTTCACTATATGATAATGTTTCTGTTTTTGACATATTTTATTATTTAACAACTCGCACAAGGACCAAGAGTTTTTGTTGAAAAAGTCCAACTTCTTTTGTATCCATTAAAAATTATTTCTACAGCTTGACCTGCAGGAACACCTGGGTCATAATAAGTAGTAAGTGTTGAATCAGTAAATACTCCTACTGCGTCACACCAACTTATTCCATCAAAATATAAATTAACTACTGGCATCTTAACAATTTATTTTATTTATTAC